CTTTTCCTGGATACAGCCTTCGAAAGGATGTGGCACGCTAGACAGTGGGGCGAGGTGAAATACTTTCCTAGAAGGTACAATAAGGAGTCTGAGGATGGAATACAGCTAGTAAAGGGTGATAAGATATACTGCCACCACTTTTTAATAGATAATAGACAACCTCAAGACGTTATGGGTGAGCTATTATACTTTGTTAACTACGAGATGTGCTTTTGCGTTGTTAGAGATGGTGAGGTACACATGCTGAATCAGTATATACTGGTTACACCTATACTAGAATCAGAGGATAAGTACATGACTAAGTCTGGTATAATGATAAAGCCAGAGGCTGAAAATATAGAACGCATAGGTAAAGTAGTAAAGACTAATGCTACCAGTGAAGATTACGGTGTTAGAGAGGGGGCTGTTGTTACCTTCCTTAATGATGCTGACTACGAGATGGAGATAGAGGGCAAAAAATACTGGGTTATGCGTAACAGAGAAATAGAATGTGAATTACCAAACTATGAAAAAGAACCCTTTGACATCGAAGTCTGCTAATCAAGCAGCAGTAGAGAGACTTGTTAATGCTGGCAGAAAAGCTTTTGACCTATTACTAGAAGAGGTAGAGAAGCCTATAGACCCAGACCTACGTGACGACCAGGCTAGAAATGCTATGAAGTCTAAGAAGGAATGCTTTATGGATGCCAAAGACATACAAGCAGAAGTGCAGAGACTGGAGGCTGCCCTGGCAGGAGAGGAGATTCCTGACGACACGGTAGATGAAGAGGCTACCTTTAAGGGTGGCTTTGCAGAAAAGTTTGCTAAACTTAAAAATAAGAAATAAAAAAAAGGGGCTCACGCCCCTTTCTCTTTGCAATATAATTAATAATTAGTCAACAATATTAGTAGCATCAGTAGAAGATGCAACATTTGAAAGACCATCATTAATGATTAAAGTGTCAAATCCTGGTTTACCCATTCCTTTTAACTTTAAATAAGACTTAGAGTCATCCTCGTAAGCATTCACAACATTCTTTAATCTTACAATTCCAGAAGCTGATGAGTCAGGGAAGCTAACAGTGTTTCCATTTACAGTTAAGCTTACAAAGTTTTCTGGTCCACCTAAAGCACCAATGTGCTGAACAAACTTTTCTAGAACTCCAGCAGAGTTGATAGAGGTCTCAGATTCTAAAATGTCAACAAATGGAGAATCAAATCCAGCATTGTTAGTTTTAGAAGCATCATACAAAATGTTCCAGTCATCACCACCATTTGTAGTGTTGTAAGAAAGCATAACTCTATCAGTATTAATAATTAAGTTGGAATTATGTTTAGCCGCAGTAGTAAAATCTACACCGTTCTTTTTGTTACACTCAATAATAAGTAATTGTTTCGACAAGTCTTGCACAGTATTGTTACCGTGCCCCGGCTTGATTAATCCAGTGTTTAAAATAATCTCGATTGGTCTTCCAGACATTGTGTTGTCAGCGTAAATAATTTCAGCTTCAATTTTGGTAACGTTAGCAGCAACAGTGCCGTCACTACTAATTCCTTGCTCAGAACCTCCGAGAGCAGCAGAAACACTAAACTTATCAGCATCAACTACAGTCTTGACAAAATATATTCTATCAGCAAGAATGTTTGGTCCCTCTATTTCATCACTAAAATAAACAGCGTCATTAACCTTTAAACCATGCGCAGCTAATGTAATACTATTATTAGAAGCAGTCTGAACAGCAGTAGCTCCAACCAAAGTTTCAATATCTTTAGCGTAGATAATGTGCTCGGTACTTAAACCAACTTTTTTGTATCCATCAGCTTCTTCGATTGTATAATCTTCAAAGCCATACTTTTTAGCTGTTACGGAAATAAAATTTGCCATTTGAAATATAATTAATAATTATGATACTACGTGGTCTTCCATTGTTGCAGCTACAGCAGTAGTAATATTTTCATCAAGAGCTAATATAGTTGCTGATTTGCTAGAGCTTTTAAGAAGAAGCTGTGCTTTACCAGAAGCGTTATCAAATCCAGAAGAAACATTCTTACATCTAACTAATCCAGATAAACTAGTATCAGGAAAAGCTACAACGTTACCATTAATATTTAAAGAAGCTAAATCAGAAACTGCTGTTATCGCACCCATGTGTTGGATGAAAGATGTTGCAAGACCGTCTAAAGATGTTTCAATTTGTAGGTAGTCAACAAATCCAGAATCCAATCCTGCAAAGTTATGATTAGATGTGTCATAAAAAGTAGCCCAGTCATCAGCAGAAGCACCACCATCAATATTCCCTTCGTAAGTTAATATAACTCTATCTAGGTTTATCATAAGGTTTACTTCAGAAATAGTATCAGCATCATAAGCAATACCATTTTTCTTGTTAACTTCGATAGCTCTTAACTGATTAGACTTAGCAGATAAACCAAAACCATCAGCAACATTAACACAAGGCTCAACAGTTACAACTTTGATTGGAACTCCACCATATGCTGGGTCAGCATAAATAAGCTCGCCTTGAACTCTAACTAAGTCTAAAGTTAAACTTGAGCCATCATTAGTAATGTCTTGTTTTGTGTTAGCATCATAATGAGCCTCTGAGCCATGTAAAAATAAACCAGTTGCTCCTGTTGCTTTTACTTTAAAGATTTTTCCAGGAGTGTAGTCAGCAGAAGCAATGTCAAAAGTTCCTACAGCATCTCCAACCTTACCAATTCTAACGTACTCACCATCTGTGATTCCGTGAGCAGCACCAGTGGCAACAGCATCAGTAGCAGCGGTTGCTGTAGTAACATCTACACCAGTATCTGTTTCTACATTTGTTCCGTAAATAATATGCTCGGAACTTAATAGCATTGTTTTTGCGTCAGCTAGTTTGGTGCCGTATGTGTCACCGCCCCAACTTAGAACGCTTACTTTTATAAGATTTGCCATAATAAATAAATAAATAAATAATTAATAAAAAGCAAAGATAATTAATCCTGTTGCAACATACAATTAATCTTCGTACTTTTGCATATTAGTAGAATTTAATGTATGCAAAACAAGCCAATCGTTATAAAAGATGGTGACGAAGGAGACGTGTTAAAAATATCTGATTTAGATATTTGCATTCCTAAGCAACCACCACTGGAAGAGATACTATTTAGTAATCTTTCAGATGACGAACAAAAGTGGAGTAGAACAGAGTTTCCTGAAGAATGGGAAGCAATGTCTGTTTCAGAAAGAGAGGCTTTCGCTTCTCAAGAGTTTGATAGAAGACTCAATGGTTTGTGGTTTATGAACAATGGTGTTCCAACATATATTACAGGCGTACACTATTACTACATAAACTGGTGCAAGATAGATGTCGGCTACCCTGATTACAGGGATAGAGACAGAAGGTTCTTTACATTTTGGGAAGCATGCGTAAAAGACCCCAAGTCTTACGGTATGGTTATGGTAAAACATAGACGAGAAGGTGCGTCTTGGAAAGGAGCAGCTATGGCTTTGTATTACATAACTCAAAACTTTAATGCTCACGGAGGATTGTTATCAAAAACTGGTAAGGATGCTAAGGATTTATTTGAAAAGGTTGTATATCTTTTCAGGGGAATGCCTGAGTTCTTTCAACCAATCATTGATGGTACAGACAATCCAAAGTCAACTTTAAGTTTTAGAAAGCCTGGGGAAAGAATTACCAAAAATAACAAAAAAGTTTCTAAGTCTGAAGCTTTAGATTCTAAGATTGATTTTAGAAATACAAGAGATAACTCTTATGATTCTACTAAGTTAAAATTCTTCATGTCCGATGAAGCTGGTAAATGGAAAGAAGCTAGTTTAAAAAAGAACTGGCAGATTGTAAGACCTTGTTTAACACAAGGAATAAACATTTACGGAAAATGCTTTATGCCATCTACTGTTAATGAGATGACAGAAGGTGGTGACGAGTTGAAAGATGTTTGGGTTGATTCTGATATTAAAAATAAAGATGCTAATGGGTATACTTTATCTGGCTTATATAGATACTTTACTCCAGTATATGATGGGTACGAAGGATTTATAGATAAGTATGGCAACTCTGTTATCGAAACATCTGAATCTCCAGTTAAATCCGTGGAGGGACATATGATAGATATGGGCTCAAAACAATATTTTGAAAACAGGAGAGAGGCTATAACAGATACTGCAAAACTTTCAGAAGAAAAAAGACAATATCCTTTTAGTTCTGAAGAGGCATTTAGAAAAGAAGGTAATACTAGTATATTTGATTTAGAAAAAATATATCAACAACTAGATTACTTAGAAGATTACGGAGAGCGTTTAGTTACAAAGGGAAACTTTATATGGGCAAATGGAGTCCAGGATTCTGAGGTAACATTTAAGCCAGATAAGACTGGTAAGTTTATGATAAGTTGGACCCCTTCAGTAGATGACCAAAATTTATATTACGATAAACTAAACACTCCAGGTAATAAAGAAACAATAGTCGCAGGGTGTGACCCTGTAGACCACGATACAACGACTGATGGCAGACGCTCTGATGCTGCTGCTTATGTCTTTAAGAAATTTGGAATGGATTCTGAGCACGCTCACTCTTTTGTTTGTGAGTATTTAGCCAGACCTCCTAAAGTAAAAATCTTTTACGAAGACATGGTTATGATGTGTAAGTTTTATGGTTGTGAAATATTAGTCGAGAATAATAAGATAGGACTAATAAACCATTTTAAAGAGAGAGGTTACGAAGCATATTTAATGCACAGACCTGAAAGCACACATACCAAGTTTAGTAGAAAGCAAAAAGAATACGGTGTTCCCACAACAGGAAAAGTTGTGATAAACGCAATATCAGATTCTGTTCAAGCGTACATCTATGATTTTGTAGGGTATACTGAAGACGGAGATATAGGGGTTTGTTACTTCGATAGACTGTTGAAAGACTGGTCTCAGTACGAGCCAGAGAACAGAACGAAATATGATAGCACGATTGCTAGTGGATTAGCTTTAATAGCAGCTAACAAGAATGCTAAAAGAAAAGAAATAGAAAAGAAAGTGTCACAGCCTTTTGTTAGAAGGTATGATAACTCTGGTAATATGTCAAAACTAATTAGTTAAAATGTCTAAAAAACAAGGTATCTATGCTGGCTATCCAAATCCCTTAGCCACACCAGAAGAGAAAATGAATCCAGATTATGGATTGCAATACTTCAGAAAAATGTATGCAGACTTTTCTGGAGAAGATGGAAGCCTTTACGGCTCTAGAAGAAGAAGATATATTGTCAACAGAGAGTACGCAGAAGGAATGCAGAATGTTGGCAAGTACAAAAAGCTTTTAGGAAATAATGGAGACTTATCTTACTTATCTTTAGACTGGTCTATCGTGCCAGTAATACCAAAATTTGTTGATGTAATTGTTGGTGGTTTAACAAATCAAGATTACGAAATAAAATGTACTGGTATAGACAAGGTTGCGCAAGACGCTAAGATTCAAGAAGAGATGAGACTATCAGCTAAGATGATGCTTCAAGACTTTACTAAAGACCTGGAGGTTATGACTGATATTCCTCTTGGTGGTGATGAAAAGCTTCCTACTGACTCTGAAGAGTTGGAGTTACATATGCAGCTTAACTATAAGCAAGCTGTAGAGATAGCTATGGAAGAAGGCATTGACTTATGCTTCTCAATAAACAACTGGAAAGAAATATCTAAAAGAGTAATGAGAGACCTAACCGTTGTTGGGTTTGGAGCTACTAAAACCTATAGCGATAAGGATGGTGTTCATGTTAGATATGTAGACCCAGCTAATCTTGTTATATCACATTCTAACGACCCAGACTTTAGAGATATGTCTCATGCTGGAGAAGTTAAGTATTATACGATTCACGACATCAGAAAGATGGCTGGTAATCAATTCACAGAAGATGAGTATATAGAAATGGCTACAGTTTCTGCTGGAAAGTATGACAACCCAATAGATGTCCCAACTCAAAAAACATATTATAAAGGATACGAAATGTATCAGTATGATAGCTTTAGAGTTGCTGTATTAGATGGTGAGTTTAAAACAGTTGACAACATAAGACATGAGAAAAAATATAATGCACACGGCAATTATACCTTAAACAAAAGAGACTCTAAATACAAATTACCTAAAAAATCTAGATACAAAAGAGAGATGCTAGATAATCCTGTAGAAATGATTTACAAGGGTAAGTATATTATTGGAACTGAGTTTATATTTGATTATGGTAGAGCTGATAATATTATAAGACCTAAGTCTAACAAGAGCAAAGTTAGAATGTCTTATGCTGTTTATATGCCTAACCAAATAAACTTAAACAACAAATCTCTTGTTGAAAGAATGATGCCTTTTGCTGACCAGATTCAGATAGCACATCTTAAAATACAACAACTAATTGCTAAGGCTAAACCAAAGGGAGCTGCTTTTGAAATAGGCTCGCTAGAAAACGTAATGCTTGGAGATGGTGGTGAGTTTACTCCACTAGATGTTCAAGATGTTTACGAAGCTACTGGTAATATTTATTACCGCATGCAGCAGGAAGATGGGAGTATGGGTAATCCAAATCCTATACAGGAACTATCTGGCGGTATTGGCGGAGCTCTTAATGAGTTGATGGCTATTGTTAATTACAATATGCAACAAATCAGAACAGTAACTGGTGTCAATGAAACTAGAGAAGGCTCTGCTCCAGACAAAGAAGCTTTAGTTGGTGTTCAGAAGTTATCACTACTTGCCTCTAATAATGCTACTAGAGGATTAAATCAGGGGTATCTTTCTATCATGGAAGGCTCAGCAAAGTCTGTTGCTTTAAGAATACAACACTTTGTTAAGTATAATAAAAACTACATGGGATATATTAATAACATTGGAGACATGAACCTTAAAGCTATTGAGGTTACCGCTGATGTTCATCCTCATGATTTTGGAATTATTATAGAAGCTTTACCAGACGAAGAAGAAAAAGCATTATTGGAAAATAACATTCAAATGTCTTTATCTCGTGACGAGTTGAGGATAGAGGATGCTATTATGCTTAGAACAATAAAGAATGTTAAGCTGGCTAACCAAATGCTTATACTAAGAAGAAAGAAGTATAATGAGGAAAAGATGGAGATTGCTCAGCGTAACTCTGAGATGAACGCACAGATTCAAGAAAGAGCTGCTGCTGCAAAAGCGCAGTCTGATGCGCAGATAGAGCAGGTTAAGCTACAAGCTAAACAGGCGGCAATGCAGTCTGAGTTCCAAATGAAAGAAGCGTTTGCTCAAGCAGAGCACCAAAGAGAAATGGAAAGAATTAGAATGTCTGGAGATATTAAAACTGAGCATATAAAAGTTGCAAGCTCTGACATAGATTCTGACTTAACTAGAATAAGAAAAAGATAATTTTGTTTTTATTAACATAATTGTTAATTTTGCAAACTGAATACTAATTTAATATATTTTAATTATGGCTGGAATTGAAGACCAGATTGCCAAAAGCCTTGGTATGAATATTAAGGAAGAGGCAGAAACCAATAACAATGCGGAAGCACCTCAAGCTGAAGGGGCACCAGTTGATAATACTGAGAAAGCACCAGAAGTTGCAGATGCTACGCAAGAACAAAACGTTCCTACAAATACTGAATCACCTTCAGAGAGTGAGAGCCAAGCTCCAGTTCCCAGTTTTGATGAGTTGCTATCCGAGAAGAGTGGCGGCAAATACAAAAACTATACTGAGCTTGAACAAGCTTTGTCAACACCAAAACAAGATAGTCCAACGTTTGCTAACGAGCAGTTGCAAAAACTTAATGACTATATTGCTCAAGGTGGAGATTTAAAGAACTTTTTAGAAACTCAACTTAAGGATTATTCATCCATGTCAGAAATGGAATTGGTTGTTGAAAAAATGATGCATGATGACCCAGACCTGACTAAAGATGAAATAGAACTTTTGTTGCAAGACAAGTTCAAACTCAATGAAGACGACTATACAGAAAGCCAAATTAAACTGTCTAAGATACAACTTAGAAAGGAAAGCAAGGCTGCTAAGGATTTCTTTGATAAGTTTCAAAAGGAAAACGAAATACCTAAAGCTGTAAAAGATAAAGAAGTAGAGAATGCTGCACAACAGCAACAAGCTCAACAACAACAAAAAGAGTGGGAGACTACTCTTGACAAAGAGCTTGCATCTCTAAATACTTTAGACTTTACACTAGGTGATGATAAAAGTTTTTCTTACAAGATTGATGATAAAGTAAAGAGTGAGATTAAAGATTCTCTTCAATACATAAACAATTTTTGGAACAAATATATTAATGAAGATAAGTCTGTTAACTATCAGTCTCTACTGAAAGACATGGCTCGAATCCACGCTGGAGATAAGCTTGATGCTTTTTTAGCTTCACAAGCTTCTTCACGAGGTAAAGAAGAAATGTCTCAAGAGCTTGATAATCCAACATATAATCCTTCTAGCAAAGATGCTAAGCCTGAACAGTCAAGTATGAGACAGCAAGTTTGGAATGAATTAAACAAGTAATTATTATTTTTAAAACTATTTTATCATGCCTTATACACAGAGCGGATTATTAAATGCGACTCCTACAGCTTACAAAGCGGCTACGACTCAGAACTACGTTTCTACGTTGTCTATTCACAAGCCTGAAGTAACTGAAGAGTTCGTACAACGATACGGAGACCAATCGTTAACTGGTCTTTTAGATGCAATGGGAGCAATGGTTCCTGCTGCTAACAAGAAAGTTCAACACTGGGAAGAAGACTTCATTCACCAGTTTGCAATTTCTCATGCTTCAACTGTAACAGTTAACCCTTCTTCTACTGGAGATAAGTGTGTTGTTGCTTTAGATGCAGCATATGTACAGAGTAGCTCAAGCATTTTCAGAGTAAATGACATTGTTGAGTTTACTTCTGGTCAAGTAGGTATTGTAACAGCAGTTGCTGCTAACGGTACTACTTTTGATGTTTATCCTTTAACTGCTTGGACTAGTACAACTGGTACTGATGTTTGTGCTGTTGGTACAAGAATTATCATCACTGGTAATGCTTACAACGAAAACGTAGGTCAGCCTGACTCTATGGTTTCTAAGCCTTTAGCATACGAAAATGACATGCAGATTCTTAAAGAGTCTTATGTTGTTTCTGGTTCAGAGATGACTAACATCATTTACTTTGAAGTACAGAATCCTGAGACTGGAGAGTCTGGGTACTTATGGTACATCAAAGGAGAAGCTGACAGTTACAAGCGTTTTGTAAACTACTGTGAGATGCAAATGTTACTAGGTCTTAGAACTACAAACACTGACGCAACTTTCCTTGCTGAAGCTGCTATTGGTGATGGGTTCCAAACTTCTGAAGGTCTATTAGACTTTATTGAGAATGGTGGTAACGTACAAAACTACAACCAACTAACTGGTTTCAACTTATCTGACTTCGATGCAATGGTAAGAACTTTATCTAAGAATCGTGGAGCTCGTGAGAACTCTATCTTCTGTGGTACTGACTTATCTTTAGCTATTGATGATGCAGTTGCTTCTATGTTTGCTGGTGGTGGTGTTTCTTACGGAGCATTCTCTGGAATGGAAGAACTAGCTGTTGCTTTCGGATTCAAATCATTTATGAGAGGTGGATATACTTTCCACAAGAAAACTTATGACCCATTCAGCTACGCTGGAATGTTGGGTGCTGATGGTTTCAAATACTCAGGATTAGGATTCTTAGTACCAGGTGATATGGGAATGGATGCTCAAACTCGTGAGCGTATCCCTGCACTACGTGTACGTTACAAAGAAGCTGGTGGCTACTCTCGTGAGATGGAGCACTGGTTCGAAGGTTCTGCTGGACTAGCTACTCCTACGAGTGGTACTGACCAGTTAAGATGTAACTATCGTACTGAGCGTTGTTTCGAAGGTTTCGGAGCTAACCGATTCATGTTAATCAAGAAAGCGTAAGCTTTTAAATATTCGAGGGGAGGGACTAACCTCCCTCCTCTTTTTTTTAATTTAATTTAATTTATAATAAAATGAAAACTATAAATAAACCTATTGTATTTAGGTTATTAAAGCGAGCAGAAAAGCCTTCAACCGAAGGTAGACATTACCCATTAAGTTTTAGATTACCATCTTCAGACCAAGTTTATGATGATAATGCTGGTAGAGCCAGAGTTATTCGATATGCTATTGGAGAGCAAAGTGTTTTTCAAGATGAGCAAAAAAATGAAAGACCAGTTATTGGAGATGTTATTTTTAGTAATGGTACTATCATAGTAGACAGAAGAGAAACTTTATTGTTAGAGTATTTAACAAAAAGTAACTACTATCAGTCTAATCCTAATAGGATGCCTAATACAACACCACTTTATGACATTATAGATAATAGCATTAATGCTGAGTCAACTGTTAATAACATTGAGCTTGAGCATACTGCTGTAGATATTGCTCTTAAGATGACACCTCAACAGTTAGTTGCTTATTGTGACGCTGCTGGATTGGATTCAAATAGAAGCATGTATGAACTTAAGCATGATGTATTAGCACTTGCTAAGAGAGACCCTCAAAAGTTTTTAGAGTCTGCATCTAATCCTTTAACTGATATGAATCAGATTATTAAAGATGCTATAAAGTTTAAGATTATCTATATGAATAACACTAAGCGTGAGTTTGGATTCTTAAATGGAAAAGATAAAGAAATGATTACTGCTGTACCTCAAGGTCAGGATATGATGGAATACTTTATTGAGTATTGCATGACTGACGAAGGAGCAGAAGCTTACGAGGTTATTTCCTCTAAGATTGAATCAATGATGTAATATACATTTTACTAGATAAGAGAGGGGCTTTCGCCCCTTTTTTTTATGTTAATTATTTAGTATATTTGTAGATTGATAAATAACGCCTCATTAACAGCTAATGGCTATAGATACAAAAAAACTTTATGACTTTGTTCAGTTTGTTGCCAACAAGGAGCAGGCTGGATTTATTACTACTGATGAATTTGAACAAGCCGCTGACTCTGCGCAACTAGAATTAATTAGAGATAGATTAGGAAATCCAAACTCAACTCAGCCAGGTAGACCTGTGCCAATGGGGGGATACGGAACATCTCAGTTAATTACAGATGACTTAAGGCATCTCATAACACATCATAATTATAATAATGTTACTGCATCAAATGCTTTTTTTGGTGGTACCGCAACTTTTACTCAGGTTAATTTACAAAGTGACCACCTTTACTTATTAAATGTTACTCAAGCAAGTAATGTTGCTTATGCTGACAGAGGTCGTAGACCTGTAAAAATTGTTGACTTTCAAGAGTTTTGGGCTGTGCTTGATAGTGCTTTGTTTAGACCTACAGGAGATTATCCTTATGGAGTTATAGCAGATGATAATGTGTATATACATCCACATTTATCAACGGGGGCTGATGTTAATATTCAGTATATAAAAAGACCCATTCAAGGAACCTTAACAGAAACAATTAACGCAACAACTGGAGCAATATCAATATCAACAAACCAAGCTTTATCTGATATGCCTGAATCTTTATTTAACGAATTGTCCTGGAGGATACTTTCTTTATTTGGTCTTAACTTAAGAGACGCACAAATAACACAGTATGCTGAAGGTCAAGAAAAAGAAGTAATGTAATATGTACACTAGAAAAGAATTAGGGGAGATGGCTCTTAGAAGAATACTTGGAGGAGCAAGAAAGCCTGAGTTTAACTTAGACATTCGAGAAATAATGATTGCTGTTGACCAAGAAAGAGATAGACAGGTTGGGGTTTATTATAAAAGAAAAATATTAGCTGGGGATAGACAGATAGAAGGAGATGTATTAAGTAACTATGTTATACCAAAAGCTTCTATGACAGAAAAAAGAATTGAAGTTGGAACAACATCAAATACTTACCATGTTATAAAACTTCCATTTAAGGTTATATCTCTTCCATATGATATGGGAATATATGAAGTTATTGATGAAAGAAATCACTTAGTAAGTTTTAATAGAAAACCTTCAGCTTTTAATAGCTTGTACTCTTCAACTGTTGCAAACTCTGCAATAAGTTCACTAGACTCTTATTTTGAGTCAAGTAAAAATGGGAGCTGGAGCCTTAATGGAAATATTTTAAACTTGTGGTATCCAGTAGCTAGCGTTCCTACTGAGGGTATAAGAATAAAAGCACTGACATCACTTCAACATCAAAGAGATAATGAGTACACTGCTTACTCATCAGGTACAACTGTTTATCCTAACACTGCTGTAAATCAATTTCCTGGAGGTGTAACAACATCGACTGCTGAAGTTCAAACTTGGGCTGATTCTAATGCAGCAACTGATAACCTTGAGTTTGAATATAAGATACCAGCAGAAATTGTTGCTGATGTTATAGATGCTGTTGTAGCAAGATACACACCACAAAGACCTTATGATACAGTAATAGATAATACAGAAAGAGTATAATGGCGAAAAATTTTATAGCAATAGATGATGTTATTCGCTCTCTTTTAATTCAAGAGGGAGATGAAACTACACATAGACTTTTTTATTATAGAGACATAGCTCTAAGAGGGGTTAAAGAATTAAACTTTGATGTTGTAAGAAATATAAAAACAGTAGAGTTAACACTTAATGCAAACTTAAATGTTACACTGCCTTCTGATTTTGTTTCTATATCTAGAGTTGGCGTTTCTAAAAGTGGCATGATAGCTCCAGTTGGTCAATTAGATGATATTGATTTGCAAACAAATCAAGGTGGAGTTACTGGTGTTAGCAATACTTACACTATACAATGGATTGACGAGTACAGGAATGGAGAAAACATGGGAGGCATCTTTGGTTTAGGTGGTGGTCAAAATAGATTTGGTTACTATAGATTTGATATGGAATCCAATACTATACAATTTGATGCTGGATTTGCTGAGTCAACAATTATTCTTGAATATATTAGCTTAGGAATTAATATAAATCAATCTGCAACAAATGAAAATATATATGGCGGACAAAATAATACAACACAAATACATATATATGCAGAAGAAGCTCTCCGTGCTTACATGTATTGGAAGGGACTACAAAGAAAAAGAAATGTTGCAGCTAATTTAAAAGAGGCTGCTAGACGTGATTGGTATAATGAAAAGCGTATTGCTAAAGCTAGAATGAAAAAGTTTACTAAAGATGAGGCAATTCAAGCAGCGCATAAGAATCATTATCAAGCTCCTAAATTCTAAAATCGTATGGCTGAAGAGAAAAAAAGATTTTTCGGTGGAATGGATTTTGATACCGAGAATAGATTTGTAAAGGAAGGTGATTATAGAGTAGCTGTTAACATGAAGACCTCTGGAGAGAATGATGCTTTAGGGGTTTTAGAAAATATTGTTGGTTCCGAATTTATAGATAATACAGATACTATTTCTTTTGATGGAAGTAATAATATAGCAACTGCTAACTCAATAACTATTCCTGCTGCTGCTAGAGTTGTGGGAAAGTATAGAGATGAGGTTCACGATAGAATTATTTACTTTATTGCAGAAGATAGTACTAATGGAACCATACTAGAGTATTCTCAAAAACAAAATGCTATATCCGTTATTGTAGATTCTTACGCTTTTAACTTTTCATTTGAAGAATTAATTACTGGAATTAATGTGGTTGCTCATGATGAACCTTGGGCTCCTGATGGGTTACTGTATTTTACAGATAACAAAAATGAGCCTATAAAAATAAATATAGCAAAAGCAAAACTAATAAGCGGTGTAGAGTCTGCAAAGCTTGTCAATCCAAACGCATCTAATGCTAAATATTTTTCAGCACATCATCAATATGGTTTTCCAACTACTATTGAAAGCTCTACTGGGTACGGGACACTAACAGACCAAATAATAAAGGTTGTTAAGTTTCCTCCTGTATCACCTCCTGGAACTAAGTTTGGAACTGACAATACATTTTTAAACAATCAGCTAATACAAAACCAATGGCAGTTTAAGTATAGATACGTATATGATGATAAGGAAAAGTCAGCTTGGTCACCTATTTCAAAAACAAGAACTACTGCTGTTGGAACAAGCATAAACCAGGAAGACTTTACTATTGATAATTTTTTAGAGCTAGAATTTAATTCAGGAACAAAAGAAGTTAGATTTATTGAGTTTGCTGCTAGAAAGAAAAACAATAATACAGACTTTTTTTTAATAGACTCTATACCAACTTATTATTTTTCAAACACCACTACAGATAAAAATAATTATGTTTACAATAATACATGGACTGGCTCTCCAACTAATGTTCATGTTACAACTGTTAATACTAATTTTTATTATAGATTTTATAATAACAAAACATATAGCAATATTGATTTAAAGCAATCTGTAAAACCTTTTGATGACGTTCCTTTAAAAGCAAAGTCTCAAGAAATTATAGATGGCAATAGATTGGTTTATGGTAATGTTGAAAATGGAAGAGATGGTGTCGCTACAAATGTTGCAATATTAGACTTTTATAAGGGTAGTGAACTTATTTCGCAAACAACTGCTACTATAACTAGTTCTATTCCAGCTTCATCTACAACAGGCGGAAGTGGTCTTTTACAAAATAATCAAGGTGGTCAAAATAGAGTCATGCAAAGATTTGTAGTTGAATTTGATTTTTCAGCAGCAGTAAGTGGTGGTATTTTAGTTTCGAGTACAAGTGTGTCTATTGTTGTAAAAAGTTTTGGTTTTTTTGCAGGAGCGTTTAGTGGAACAAGTGTAACTTATAATAATGTAAGTGGCACAGGCTGCTCGATAGCAGGGGCACTTGAGTTTCAGGCATACTTAACGAATATTCCAGCAGGTATAAGCGCAAATAGTTTTTACACTTATATAAAAAATCAACTTACAACAGACTATCCTACCATTGACACCCTTCTTCCAGGGGCATTTGGTACAAACCCGAACTGGAGCGGTTCTGGAATGGGCGCATCTCCTTGGTCAGTAGTCTCAGGAAACAATACAAATTTTTCCAACTGGGCTCCTGGAAGCTCTGGAAATAATGTGCAACAAGCTTTAAATTCAGGTGATGGTGAACTTTGGAAAGTTTATGGAAATGGAGTTAAATTGCAGTTTGGTGTTACAACTAATGATACATTTGGAGGTTATACTAATGCTCAATTTGCAGTGTTGGGTGTTAACTTTGAAGACTTCCCTCTTTCTTCTGATTTTCTTAATACTACAGGAAGTTTAGCTAGTGGAACCCTCCCACTAAACCCAACCACTATACCTGGATTTGCACAAGGACAGGAATTAATTTGGCATAAACAGAATGGTCTGGTGTTTGATGAAATTCAAACCGTTTTAGGAGAATGCTGGAATGACCTAGGTGGCAACAGTGGTTATCTTTATAATAATGGAAAGCAACTATTACAACTTGGTCTGGAAACATTTGCTTTTCCTAGTCAGAATACAGTTCCAATGGGTTTTAAGTCAAATACTTATCATAGCTTTGGTATAGTTTATTATGATGATGCAAATAGAAGTAGTGCTGTTTGCCCTATACATGAAGATAAATTTATACCTGCAAATGCAGATAGGGTGCAAGATATTTCTTTTCACGCAGCTCAGCTTAAGTTTGAAATACAACACTCACCTCCATCTTGGGCTACAGGATGGCAATTAGTTTATAGTGGAAATAGAAATGTTGAGGATTCTTGGAGATATAGAATTTTAAAAGTTGAGGATACTGGAAGTAAATTTATTATGGATGTTACTACCATATCAGATACTTTTTCGGAAGGTGGTCAGACTTCTAAAGAGTATGATTTTGCGGAGGGTGATAGAGTTTTGTTTATTGAGCATGACGGAACACTTATAAGTTCATCTGCTAATTTTAAAATACTTAGTGTAGAGACTGGAGGTTCAAGTAATTATAGATTTATTATAGATAATAAAATTTCTTTTGTTGGTCCAGGTACATCTGACTTTTTTGAAGATGCTTTAGTAGAAGTTTTTAGACCAAGAAAAGATGTTGATGATGATGATGTTTTTTATTACGAAATAGGAGAAAGACATCCTATTGTGTTTGATAGTACTGACTCAGAATACTATCATCATGTTTCTGAAACTACGCAATATGATGACTTACATCTTTCTGATGGGACTGCTAACCAAACAGTCACTAATGCAAATCAAACAGAAATAGACGGTACGGCTGGCACTGGAGCTATTTTATATATTGATAGAGGTGATGTTTATCATAGATTAAGACCTACTTTTGGAAGCACTAATATAGACTATATAGAAGATTTTCAGGCTTCTGATTATTTTCTTTCTAAAAACTGGGATGCTGGAAGAACTAATGTTATAAACCCACAATACCGACAGACGGTAAGACCTTCTACTGTTTTTTATAGTGACCCACTAATTGCTAATACAAACATAAATGGTTTAAGTTCTATTTTCCCAGATGACACTTATGAAGAGTTTGATAAGTCTTATGGCTCAATACAAAAGCTACACTCTAGAGAAAATCAATTAATTATTTTTCAAGAGGATAAAGTTTCTAGGGCTCAGATAAATAGAAATATTGTAACCACTGGTAGCGGAGACCAAATACTTACAGCTCAAGGTGCTGTTATATCTCAAGCCATTCCTTATGCTGGAGAGTATGGTATTTCTACAAATCCAGAATCTTTTGCAGAATATGCTGAGGTATTATATTTTACTGATTTAAGAAGAGGTGCAGTTCTTAGGCTTTCTCAGAATGGTATCACACCAATATCTGAGTATCAAATGAAAAACTACTTTACTGATTTTTTCAGAATACTAAGTAGATATAACCTATCTAACAGCTTTGGAACAAGAACTAAAATTTATGGTTCTTTTAATCCTAAAGATAAAGAGTATATGCTTTGCTTAGACAGACGTGATGCTTATACTATATTTGAGCAATCTCATACTCATGGCGCAGACAATCTCCTCAACGAAGCTAGAGAGGGAGCTTACTTTGATAATTTTGGAATAAGAAATACCTTTTCATCAAATACCCAGGCGCAAAGTATTACTGAGTTAAAAAGAAAAGAACTAGCAAAAAGAACTGTTGTGTTTAGCGAAGGTGCTAATAGGTGGACTTATTTTATGGATATACATGGGATGTGTGAGTATTTAAATAGTGAGGTAGTTCATTTTTCTCCATCCATGGATACTGGGAGTAATGCTTGTCCTTTAGGTGGAACTCATGCTGGCGGACTCCTTTACGTATTAAGAAGAGAAGATTTTGACACGTCATTTAATCCAGAAAATTATGGTGAGTTTTACTCACAATCAACATCAACTACAAAGCCGCTTACAAATAGTAAGAAAATTGTAACATCATCTGTAATTAATGTTAGTAATACAGAGCCTTCACTAAACAAAGTGTATAATGCAATAGGTCTAGAGTGTAACGAGACTCCGTTATTATTTGAGATACAAAACAACTATAGACAGTATAGCAAGATATTTACTTCTTACTGGAAGGAAAGAGAGAATTTTTATTACTCAAATATATACGGAGATATAAACAGCTTTAGTGCTTTTGATTCTACTAATCAATTAGCTGGAATGATAAATGGAGAAAGGATTAGGTCTACAGATGCAACTATGAGAACATCATGGAGAACTAACACTTACCTAAGACTTCATGCTATTAATGTTGGGCTAACTGCTAGTCAAAAGTCAGGAGTTGTATAATTTGTAATTTAAAACTAAAAAGATTAATTTTGTAAACTATGGCATTACCAATGATAATAGGAGGAGTTCAAGCAGCAATGGGAGTTGGACAAGCTGTTGCTGGTTTTATTCAAAAAAAGAATTTAACTAGACCTGAATATCACATACCACCAGAAATAGAGAAGAATATGAGTGAAGCCGAGCTTATGTCATACTACGGTATGCCAGATGCTCAAAAGGCTGAATACATGCAGAATATTCAAAGAAGTACGCAGGGTGCTCTTAGAGGTATTTCTGACAGAAAGGGTGGTATAGGAGCTGTGTCTGTAGCTCAGCAAACACAACAAGATGCTTACATGAATCTTCTTTCTGCTGATGTTCAGCAAAGAATGCAGAATATACAGACCGCACAGAGCATGAGACAAACAATGGCTCAGTATAGAGATAAGGCTTTTGAAATAAATGAGATGCAACCATACGAACAAAAGTATGCCGAAGCTCAGTCATTGATTGGTGCTGGTATGCAAAATTTTATGGGAGGTTTGGGTACGGTAGCTGAATCACAAATGATGAAAGAAGCAATGGCAGCTGATTTACTTACAGGAGGTAAATCAAATTTCGCACAAAATAGACAAAACAAAAGAGCTATAAAAAATACAGATTTAAGCTCGATGGGTACTGTTGCCAATTCTTCTTTAACTGGTCAAATGAGTATGGCTAATCCTTTTTTTATTAATCAAACAGGAATCTCAGTACAAAGTCCTTTTGATGGATTAAATGCCGTTGATACTCAGGGAATTGCAAATTACGGTTTAGACCTATCTAGCCTTAAATATTAAACAGATTAGTTATGGCGAAAATGAGTGACAGTTTAATAGGCTATGGTGCAGCACAAGTATTTGATACCAGCCGCTCTGTAAATGTTTATAAAGCAGCTTTAGCAAAAAAAGAAAAAGATGCAAAAGCTGATGATGAAAAGTTTCTTAAATCTTTATCTGTTGACACCAAAGGAGTTCGTGCTATTGACGTTCCTAAGTTTACTGAAAAGTATAATGAGTTTATGGATTGGTCTGCTAAAAATCAGGTAGACCTTAAGAACCCTTCAAAAAATCCAGTAATATTTCAACAATTTCAGGTTAAAAAAAATGAGTTGTTACAGGATATTGCTGCGTCTAAGCAAGCTCAAGCTGCTCATAATTCAATGAGTGACATTATATTTAAAGGTAAAGAACAGTTTTATAACTCATCTAATATTAAGGGAGCCAATGCCCTTCATGAGACATCCATATATGATGATGGATTCCAGAGTGCCTTATCGTTTCAGCCAGGTAGAGATACTAATGCCGCTCTTGCAGCAGTGCCTGTTAAGGACCTTCATACGGAAACAACTTATGAAAACGAAGAAGGTGTTAAAACAAAAACGTTTAAGATAAAAGAAGGTGCTTTAGATAATGCTGTAGATTTATTTTACAATCAATATCAAATGGAATTTGAAAATGATTTTGATACAGAGCAAGAAGCTAGAGAATTTATAAAGAAAAATATTAAGGGAAGAATTAAACAAGACTACCAACTTACTAGAGAGGGCGATGGAAAGGATGAAGAATTTGGTAGAGGAAGTAGAGTTGGTAAGATTGCTTATGACTTCGAAGACCTTGACTCTGAGGCAGCTACAGCACTACTTTCCGATGAAAGTTTATTTGTTTCTTTTGGAGAATTTGAAGGACCTTTCTTGAACCCAAAAAGGGGTAAAGTTCCTCCTTTAAGAAAGATTGATTTCTCAACTGGTACATCAGAAACAAAGCCAATAACATTTAGAGATAAAGACGGAACAGATTACAAAGATGTGATTCCTCAGTCATTTCTTATTGACAATGAAGGTAATCAATATATGAGCTTTTATAAGGATTCAAAAGCATTAACCACTAGTGAAAAAGAAACTCTTATTTCGAACAAGAGAAGTGACCTTATTTTAGATGGGATAACAGCAACTGAAGCTACAAAACAGGCTAAAGAGGTTATTAACAATTTAGACGGGAATGTAATGATGTTTACTGATAAGATACCTAAAACTCAAATCAATACACATTATAATTTCTTGTACGATGCACTGACAGAGCGTGGTTTGTTTAAGGCTACAGCTAAACCACAGCCAACAAAAGATACAAACTTAAGAGATAAATACGGATATTAATGGAAGAGTTAACTCTACTAGAAAATGACAAAGCTAAACTAGATGGTATAGTTCAGCAGATGATTACCAATAATGAGTCTGAAGATAATATTCGATTTGTTGTTAATGATTTTAAATCTAAGTACGGTAAAAAAAAAGAGGAGTCTTTACCAGAATCTATAGACACATCTGCTCCATTAGAATCAGAAACCCCTTCTACAGAGTCTAATGAAATGACTATTGAAGAAGCCAAGTCTATTGCGAAAGATGAAGCTTCTAAAGGTTTGTGGGGAGAGCTTACTGATTGGGCTGTTGAAACTACTAATACGCTTGGAGCATATTATGGTGTTTCTTTAGGTGGTTTGGGTTCAGAAGTTGCACTAAAAATGCTTGATAGAGAGTCTGTAAAACAAATTTCTAAAGCTTCTTTAAAGTCTGAAGCTGAAAGAAAAGAAAAAATAAAAGCTGCACAAAAAGCAGTTGAAGCAGACATAATGGCTAATCCAGAATCTAGTGTTGAGCAGTATGACTTTGTGATAGAGGAAATAAAAAGATTAGAAGAGGAGTATAGAAATAAGCCTTACAGTCCTTCAATGGATAAAAAGTTAGAGGAGCTGAATGCCCAGAAAAACATGATGGCTCCTGGTGCTGAAAAAGTAAAATCTGCTAGTTGGTTTAAGGGAAACGTATTAGATGCAACTGAAGAGACTGCAATATATCAGCCAACAGGAAGTATTGAAGATGCAAAAACTGGTGAAGACTTGGGGACTGTGAAAGGTTCTGAGGATGATGTATACTTAGCTACATATAAAAAGTTTTTAGAAGACACTAATCCTAAATCTTTAGAAGAGCATAATGAAAAAGTAAACTCTTTAAAAGAAAGTGGTAGTATTAAATTGTTGGAAGATGCTGAATCTAAATTTGAGATACAAGCTAATAACTGGTATAATCAACAGATTAATACTTCTTTAGAGCTAGCTAAAAAGAAAAAAAGAATAAATTCTGAAACTGGTGCAGAGTACACTCTTCAAGATGTAATTAATGAGTCTGATAATTTAACAAAAAATATTAAAAATTCAGAAAAAACTTTACTTGATTTAGATAAAAAAATAAAAGACAAAATAGAAAAATCTACATCAGCGTCAGAAGCTATAAAGTCTTCTATGCAAAACGAATTTAACTCTGAAGCTGAAAAAATAGTTTCTTCTTATGAAGAGATGGCTAAAACTGCTACAACTCAAGAAGAGCTAGACAACATAAACAATAGGTTAAAATCAGATATTGCTAAGCTAGAGATAGATATAACAGCTAAATATTCCTCTAGATTTAATGATATAAGTGATGAAATAAACACATTAAATAGGCAAAGAGCTTCTACATACGATAAGTATAAAGATTCTGTAGATTCTTTTAATGATATTATCGGCTCTGATGATTTTGTAGAGTATAAAAATCTTACTTCTCAGTATAATAATGTTTTTCAAAACACAGAAGAAATAATAAAAAAATACCCAACAGCATTAGCTAAAAAACAAGAAATTGAAGATAAACAAATAGAGTTAGACCTTACTAGAAAGAAAAGACTAGAAGGAGATGTTGGAGCTACTGTAAAGTCTGCTTGGAATTATATAAATAAAAAAGGCTCTCAGTATGCTGAAAGCTTATTAACTCTTGGTAGAACAGTTACTGCTGGTGATGATTATGATTTTTTAGAAAAACTTGGAGACCTGGTTGAATACCATCTTGAAGATAATCAAGTTCAATCCTCTAGCAACGAAAGAGCTTTGGTTGAAAAGGTTGTTCTTTTTTCAGACTTTAGATTAACCTTGGATGACAATGGAGAGGTTATTGACGTTAGAGATAAGGATGGTTATAAGGTTAGGAACGCAATAACATCTAAACAGGTTGTTGCTGATTTTTTAAGTATACCTAAAGATGAAAGACCAAAAGAAACTACGGAAGTAAATGATAATATTTTATTTACAAAGTTTCTAGACACATCTCTTGATATGGCTGCTTTGATATATGGTGGTCAGTTTGCTACAAAATCTTTATCTGCTTTAAGCAAGTTTTATAAGTTTAATAAAATCGCTGGTCTTACTTCTGTTGGTTATGTTTTCGAACACAATAGTTTATATAACGAAGCTCTTGACGCAGGCATGTCTAAAGATGATGCTGGTAAGTTTGCGATGTCTGGTGCTGTAATTATAGGGGCTTTAGAAAATCTAAGTCCTGGAGATGCTATATTTGATGGTGCTATAAAAAGAAAAATAACTAAAGAGTACCTAGAAATATTAGCAAAAGGTAAAGCAACAAAAGGTGATGTTGCTAGAGTTATTGCTAGAAATGTTGCTGTTGAAATACCAAAAGAAAACATACAGGAATTTTCTCAGACTGTTGCAGATAGAGTTGTTAAAGCTGTTGCTAATAATGTGTTAAACAATAATTATTTTGATACAGAAATAGAAAAAGAAGAGCTTTTAGAAAGCTTTATATTAACAACAATGAGTACGGGGTCTTTAGCTGCAAAAACTCAAGCTTCAGCTCAAAGAACTTCTACCTTGGAATCTAATGCTTTGTATACCGCAGCTAAAAATAAAGACCAAGACAAGATGTTCCAAAAACTTGACATGATGGTTGAGGATGGAACTATAGAGCAAGACGCTGCTAATAGTACTAAAGAGTTAATTATTGAGGCTAAAGATTTATTCTCTAAACTACCAGAGGGGAAGTATACTCCAGTAATGGAAAGTCAAATACTTGAGCTACAACTACTTAAGAATAAAGCTTTAAAAGAACAAAAATCTTCTGATGCCGTATTTGGAAAGCAATACGAAACAACTATAAATCAGATTGATAAAGAAATAAATGCCATCATAAACTCTAAGTCACCAAGATTATTCTTTAATGAAAGAGTTGAGAATCTAAATGTAGAAAAGGCTCCTAAGTTATCTCAGTTAAATCAACAATATATATCTGGTGAAATAACTCAAGAGCAGTATGATGCTAAACTTAAGTCTATAGTTAACCCAAGTAAGGGTGTTGTCTTAGACGCAATACAAAGTTTCGGAGAAAAGATTGGTAAAAAGCTTAGTAGAAAGCAGGTTATTCAGCCAATAAGTATTCAGAAAGGAATTGCTATAGCTGATGCTTACGAAGCAATGCAGAGTAACCCTAATGACACAGAGGTTAAGCAAGCATACGATGCTTTTAAACAAGAGACTAAAGAGCAGTTCGAACACTTCCAGTCTTTAGGATTTAAATTTATGCCTCAAAAAGAAGGTCAGGCTTATGGTACTTCTAAGGAGATGGCTGATGATGTTTCTGATAATAAGACTCTTAAATTTTTACCTACTGAAAATGAGTTTAGAACTGGTGACGCTTCTGTAGACCATCCTCTACTAGAAAAAACAGGAATTGTTATTGATGGATACGAGCTATCATTTAATGATATGTTTAGAGCTGTTCATGATATGGCTGGTCACGCTGCTCATGGATTTCAGTTTGGACCACTAGGTCAAACAAATGCTTATCTTGGTCACGCAAAAACTTACAGCCCGTTAGCTCAGAGAGCTTTGTTCTCAGAAACTATGGGTCAAAATAGTTATAATAACTTTGGCTCTCATCTTAGAAATGAAGATGGAAAAATACCAAAGAAGGGAGAGGCTGGGTTTGTTCCTTTATCTATGAGACCTTACGCCCCGCAAAAAGCTGGATTACTTTCTGTTGAGTTGATGACTGATGTTGAGATGCAGAGAAGAGTTCTTGATACTCCTTTCCAAGACTTGGTCCTTAACAATATAGATGTAGAGCTTGATAACATTCTTGCTAAGATTGAAAATCAAGAAGACCTTACAGAGCAAGAAATTGATGACGCTAAAAAATACCTAGACCAAATATTTGACCAGGTAATAAATTCTAATATAACTCAGCAAGGAAAAAATATTGTAACACAATACCTTGAGCTTGTTGAAAATACCATTGATAATTATGAAAACATCATTACTACTAAGACTGTCACAGTTGTCGAAACCAAAGTTGGAACGTACGCTGAGAGAGGTGCGATTAAGAAAAGAGTCTCAGAATACTCAAAACAAGTCAGACCAGCAAGAGAAAGACTCGTTGGAAGGATAGTTCAGGTTGAAGGCTTGGAGCTTCCAGAGGGAAGTGTAGCCGTTCTTAACCAAGATAATGACGGAGTATTCATTGAGGTTGTAGACAGAGAAACTGGAACTAGAAGTCAGCGTGTAGATTTAGGAACAAACAACCCTAATGAAATATCCATTGAGAATGTAGAGATGGATGAGTTTGATAGACCCGCTTCTGCGCAATTAAAGTTTGGAGATACCAACATGACCGTTGTAGACCCTACTCTAGTTATGGATTTAGCTATTGAAAAGCACGAAGAGGTTAATCCAATATTTGAACAAGATGTTGAAACTATTCAGTATGGTATAGAAACTGTTACTGAGCAAGAAATAAGTGAAAGGATAGAAAAAACTGATGAAGAGGTCAGGATAGAAGAGGAAAATAAAACTGATATTGAAAAGATTAAGGAGCAAATAGAAATGTCTGCTTTATCTAATAAGTCTTTGAAGGGCAAGGGCTTACAGCACTTAGTGGATAGATTACAAAATGCTTTCCCTAACGCTCCAATCGCTATAATTAATAGCAAGCAAGCAGAGTCTATACTTCCTGGCACTAACGCAGGAAAATCAAAAGGTTTTGCTTATGGTGGTAAGGTTTACATAGTGGGAGATAATGTTACTATGGATACACCTATCCATGAGATGGCTCACATATTTAATTCTTACGCTAAGAAATACGAGCCAAAACTATACAAGAAAGGTTTAGAATTAGTTAAGGGAACTAAGTACGAAAAGGATGTTAGAAACAATCCTAGCTATAGCAACCTTGACGAAGAGGGAATATTAGAAGAGGCTCTTGCTCAAGCTATTGGTGAGAAGGGTGCTCTACTAGAGCAGGGTAAGAGAAAAGGATTCCAGGCTTGGTTAAAGAAACTATTTGATATAATCAAGAGTAAAGGTATTCCTGTAAACTTAACCTTAGGGCAGTACACAGACTTTGTTGCTGGAAGGTTAACATCTGGAGAAACTATTTCTGATATAACAGCAGAAGAGTTAAACGAAATAGATTCAAACCCTAAACTAAAAGCTTTATTTTCTTTTGTATATGATAACGGATTAGATGCTAACAACGAAGCTGTTGTTCAATCTAGAATACTAGAGTCTCTAAGAGAGGCTAAGAAGTATGTTCAAGAGGGGATGGATGCAAAGTTAATAGCAAAAGCTACTGGGTGGTCTCAAGGTCCTGATGGGTTCTGGAGATTTGAGGTTTCTGATGCAGATTTAAATTTTAATCCAAAAGTAAAATCAGATATTATTGATAGCTTTGAATTATTTTTTGCAAGAGGAAACGAAGGTCTATTAGAGTTTTCTGATAAAATTTCATCGTTATTTGATGGTAATGTTTTAGCAGAGTTTTATTCAGAACTAAAAAACATTAATGTAGAGTTTAGTCTTTTTGAAGGTAGCGGAAATAGTAAAGGAGCCGTAAAAACAATAATGCCAAGGCATATAGTTAATGCTGCTGCTTTATTAGATAATGCAAGCTTAGAGATTAGTGATAAAGATAGAAGCGAGTTAGTCAGCATGATTGATGACTTTGCTGATGGAATAGGTTTAGATAAGATAACAAATGATATAAGCGTAAATCCTTTAGTATCCTCGGATAAATATAAGGCTATGTACCTTTCAGCAATTTTTTCACAAGAAGTCGCTGAAGTTAGAGCATTGCTTAAACAAAGAGATTCTGTAAAGGATAGCGATGCAAGAGAAGATGTTAATAAATATTTTCAAATAGAAGCAGAAATATTAGATATTCAAGATGAAGTTAAAAAAACACATCCTTTTTTAGAAAATACTTTTGATACAGTAACAATTATACCTGAAAACAAAGCATACGCATCCGCAGAGCTTATGATGATGGAAGCTGAGGCTGCAACTGTTGAAGAGAGAAAAGATGTGTTTTATAATAATCTTTTTGAAGAAATAAAAAGCACCTTTGTTCACGAACAACAACATGTGGCGCAAGGGCTTGCTAGTGTTTCGAAAGGTGGCAACATGGAAATGGTTTCTATATTTGATGCAGCTCTAAGAGAGTACGTTGCGGATGACACAAGAACGAAGGAAGAGAAATACAAAAAAACATTTGAAGCTTACCAAAATTTGTTTGGAGAACAAGAGGCAAGGATTGTTCAGGATAGAATGAATATGACTCAAGAACAACTAAATGAAGATGTTGTTGATTTTGGAGACATAAAAAATTCTATAGTTGTTTCTCACGCACAATATATTCTTGCTGAAACATCTAGGGAGTTTGAAACAGATTTATTTTCAAGCAGCGAACAAGTAATCAGTAAGGTAATGGAGCTTGGTTTAAAGCAAGCGCAAGACAGAATTAAGCCTAGGTTTAGTTTTGCTCCAGAAAATCCTACAGAAAGAAAAGGTTTTAATGATTGGTTTGCAAACTCACAAATTGTAAATGAAGAGGGTACTCCACAAGTTTACTACCACGGAACAACTCGTGTGTTTGATAACTTTGATATGGGTAGAACATCACAACTTGTTGATGCTATGTTTTTTACTCCTGACCCAGAGTTTGCTAACAAATACACAGAGCCATCAGCAGTAGAAAAAGTTAGAGGAGACTCTGTTTTACCTAACATAATGCCTGCATACATAAGCATACAAAATCCTTTTGATTACGAAAATCCAAGTCATGTAAAAAGACTTGTAAACTCTTTAGGTAATGTGGATATTGAGTTATTTGCTATAAGCCAGGGTATTGACCCAAGTGAAAATAGCAGAGATAATATTGGCAGAATTATATCGTCTAATACAAATAATAACTGGGGATACTTAGAGCCTTTTGGTAATAAGATAAAATCTCTTGGATATGATTCTATGTATATAGGTGAAAGAGGTCGTAAGAATGTTGCTATATTCGACCCCAACCAAGCTAAGTCAGTATACTCTAATGACTATAGCACGACTAAGTTTTCTAAACCTACTCAATTTGATATTAAAAAGTTAGTATCTGATTTAGTTGAGCAAGGGTTTACTAAGGATAAAATACTAGAGTCCTTTTCACAATTAGGTTACGACTTGAACGATGTGAATACAGCGTTTGATTCTTTGATGAATGATAGTATCAAAAATAATTTTGTTAAAGAGCAAGAAATTGCAAGACAAAATAAACTTGTTAACGCTAATGAAGATGTTTCTATTTGGCAAGGGATTACTGATAAGTTAAAAAATGCAGGAAAGTATGTTGCTAATTTATTTACTCCTCAAGGTCAGTTAAGAAAAGAAGTTTACACTCTTATAGAAGACAAGGGTCAGAATGTAAAGGCTATGATTGCCAATATTCAATTTTCTCAAAGAAAACTAAACAGAGCTTTAAAAGGTGTTGTTGATGGTTCTATGAAAATGAATAACCCTAGTTATGCTGAAGTAATAAAAGATGTTGAAAAAGCATTAAGGGGTCAGCTTTCTTTTAGTGAGCTAACAAAAATGTATAACGTAGAGGTTTCTGAGATTGTTGAATCTATGAGAAATCAAATAGATAGTTTATCATCTCAGCTTATAGACTCTGGATTTACCCAAGATGATATTAAGCTTAAAATAATAGACAACCTTGGTTCTTATTTAACACGTTCTTACGCATTGTATGATGACCCTTCGTTTAGCAGTAAGACTGGTCCAGAAATTAGAGAAGCTTTTGCTAAAGACCCTAACAAGTCTGCCATACTTAATAACGCTATAAACTATCTTAGAAGAGAACAGTCTAATCAAATATATGAAAGGTTGATGAACTTTTATGAAGGAGAGTTAACTAGAGTAAATCAAGAATATCAAAGTGGTCAAATAACTAAAGAAGATTACGAATCGCAAAAGTCTGAAATTGTTGACACTTTAAATAATAAAGATGGAAAATTAACTGAAGTTTTTGAAAATGAATTGCTTAATGTTATTGATAGCATACTGAATAAACAAGAAGTCTCTTTCTTAGGTGTTACTGGTGCTTTATCAACAAAAGACTCTAACGTATTAAAACAGAGAAAAGAAATATCTCCAGAACTTAGAGCTTTAATGGGAGAGTATAATGACCCAATGTACAATTATGCTAACACTGTTTTAAAAGTATTCTCATTAATTGAACAACAAAAACTTCTTAAAAAATTAAAAAAAGTTGGTATGAACGATTTTATATACCAACCTAACGACCCTAACAGACCAGGAGATGCTGTTAGAATAGCAGCTGAATCTAATAGTGCTTTAGCTCCTTTGAATGGAATGTATATAGACCCTACAGTTCTTGCTGAAATACAGGATGTTACAAGTCCTGAACAAAGAGGATTACTTTTACAGAGGTTATTTGATTTTGTTAGCTGGACTAGAGAAAGTAAAACAACTTTATCTCCAATGACGCACATGAGAAATGTTATTGGTAACTTAGGGTTCATAATGATGAATGGTCATATAGGATTTACAAGCCCAAAAGCTGGAGGAAACTCTATAAGAACCGTCATGTATGACCTTAACATTTTAGATTCTAAAATGGCAATGCTTCTTGGTGCTAAAAAGATTCTTACAGACCAACACAGACAAGAGACTGAGCAGCTGATACAAAAGCTTACAGCCTTAGGTGTTGTCAGACAGAATGTTTCTGTTAATGATATTATAGACTTATCTCAGAATGGAGACTTTGATTACTACTTTTCTAAAAATATGGATGGATACCAGTTGAATGAAAACGACAGGTTGAAAATGATGATGAGCAAAGGTAAGAAAGGCATAGATATGGGTAGAAAAAAATCTCAAGACTTGTATCAGGCTGAGGATGACATGTTTAAGATTTACGCATTCGCAATGGAGCGTAATAGATATGAGTCAGCTTTAAGAAAGAAGGGTATGACTGAGGCTGAGATAGACGACTTTGTTGCGGAAAGAGTAAAGAATACCTACCCCACCTATTCTAGAGTTGGTAAAGCTGTTGAGTATATTAGAAAGGTTCCTTTCTTGGGCGACTTCCTGTCATTTAAGTACGAGTCTATAAGAACAATGAAGAATAGTATTCTTATTGCAAAAAGCGATATGATGGACCCAGACCTTAGAGTTGAGGGAGCTAAAAGAATGGCTTCAACTATTGGTTACTTAGGCTTAAAAACTGCTGGGTTTAAACTTGTTGCAGGTTTTGCTTCTAATGCTTTCTTAGGATTGTTTTGAGGAGAGGATGAAGAAGAAAAGAAAAAGATATTGGCTTGCAGAAAGTTTTTGCCAGAGTATGATGAGTTTGGCTCTATAAATATAACAAAGATAAATGGTGATGGTACATTTGAGTACACTAATGTTGGTGCTGTTGACCCACACTCTGACTTAGAGGAGGTTCTTACATCTATAGATTTATTATCTGACCCAGATTATGGTAACGAGTCTTTAGCTATTGCAATTAGCAAAAGTATAGGAAACTACATAGGTTCTTATCTTGGATTAAGTATGGGTACAGAAGCTACACTACAAATCAGAGATATACTTTCTGACCCTGCATTAACTGATGATGCTAAATTTTCTAAAATATTATCAGAGATGGATGTTTTATTACCAGGATTTGTTACTCAAATAGATAAAGTTGCAAAGTCTGAGGATAAAATTAAGACAATGAAGAGTATGCTCACTGGTGTAAGAGAATCTAAATCAGACCCTAAATTTAAAATTAGAAGAGAGCTAAAAAACTTATCTGGAAAGATTTCTTCAGAAAGAAGCTTGACCTACAAAGATAAAAGTGCAGAACAATATAGAATCTCGATAAACAATCTAAACGAAGAGGTTGCTTATGTGAAAGATTTAATTGACTCCGCTAGAATGTTAGGGGTTCCTAACAATGAAATAAAGAAAATGATTAATAGCCCTAAAATTTTATTACCTAAACAGGTTCGAAGAGAGCTTTATTTAGGAAGTAGCACTGGGGTTTGGTTTAACTATTAATGCTTGAGCATGTGCTATTAGCATATGCCATGAATATATTAATTGTATTAATGAATTAAAAATAGTATTTTTGTACACTATAAACACTTTTAAAAATGAGTAAATTTGAACAAGAAGCATTGGGATATGCTGGAGCTGTTATACTTCACGATGGAGATACAGTAGATAATATCAAAGGTCTTGCTATTCAGGCGATTGAAGACACTACATTCACTACGTTAACCCTAGATACCACTGTTATTAAAACGACAATCAAGGGTGCGACTGGTGCTTCAGATGACATTACATTGCAAACCTTAAATCCTGACGGAACTCCTGTAGAATCTTACACCCCTAGTGGTGGTTCTGCTAACACAGTTAACACTATGGTTGACGGTGCTACATCTAACCTACAGAGTGCTACGTTATTAAAGGGTCACATTATATACCTTCCATTTACAAAGGTTGTTGTGAACTCTGGCTTAGTTATTTGCTATAGAAGAATCTGATTCTTTTATTTTAAAATGATACGAGCTATAACTTATATATTTAAGGTACTATTTTTTGTATATATAATATCACTTATCTTAGTATCTACCTCTGCTTTTGGTCAGGGGATTAAGAAGGCTGTAAAGTTTTCTACATTTTATGTAGCTGCAAATGGTGGAACATCTCTTTCTGATAGGGATGTTTTTTCTGTTACAGACCAATTATCTAAAGATATAATAGAAACTCCTTATGATTACTCACTTACAGCAGGTATTAGAAAAATTAAAAGGTTCCAGTATGAGGCTACTAGTCCGTTTAAAGATGGCACTGAAACGACATACAGTGATGCTGCTACTATTGGCTTATCTCCTTTTGAGTATTTATTTGAAATAGACTACAGAAGACAGGAAGGTATAGAGTATATAGACCAAACGCACTTTATAAGATACGTAGAAAACTATTGGCTTGCTAAAGCTGAGTATGTTTTGGATGGGTTTGCAGATGTAGAGTATTTTGAGGTTACTCAAAGATTTAGAGTGAGAGGTAAAAATAAATTATCCTTTAACATAGGAGCAATACAAAGGCTTTCAGAACCTTACGGTTACGACCCTTTAGCTGATTGGATTCTTTCTAATGGAAACCTACACTATACTCAGTTGGCGATTGAGGAAGGGTACAGCGTAGATGTTTACGATAACCAATACATGAATCCAGATGGAGACATGGTAGCCACAAGCTCTGATGTTTGGAGGGAGATAGTGATACCACAGGTGTTATCAGATTACACTGAAAGAAAGAGAAATGAGCTTGATAATCAGTGGGTTAACTCTATAGTTTTAGGTTTTGATTACTACACATATAGCAAAAACTTTTGGTTACACTCTTGGGGTAATCTTATCCCATATCACTATGATGACGGAAGCCAATATTCTTACCACAACTTCAACAACGGAGAGCAGTGGTATGATTACTCTGGCGGTCTGATATTTGGTTTGAAAATTACAAAACATTTAGGTACTTTTGTAGAAGGTAAATACCACAAGTATTGGAACAGAGAGTGGTATGACTTTAAACTTGGTGTAAACTATATAATATTTTAAAATGAAAGAGCTAAATGAAGATACTAGCTTTAAGATAAGTATTAAAACTTTAGGTGGTATAGCAGCCTTAATCTTCACGCTTGTTGGTATGTGGTTTACATTACAAGCCGACATATCTGAAGCAAAAGAACTTCCAAAACCTGAAATATCAAAGATGGAATTTGATATGAAAGATGTTAACATACGTCAGTCAATTAAGAATACGGAAAGAAACGTAGAGAAGCTTGAGGAGCGTATGATTAGAATGGAAGATAAAATTGACGCACTAAGATAATGAGATTTTTACTCAGTATTATTGTAGTATTTATTGCAACGACTTGCTTTGGTCAGGTTAAGGCTGTACACTTTAATGCTGATTGGAACTCATCTAATAATGTAGAGTGGTTCAACAAGTTAGGGGATTGTGATAAACAATCTTTGCTAATTGAAGATAAAGATTACCAATCTAAATATCAAATAGCAGTTGTTCCGACTATAATAATATTTGATGAAGGAGAAGAGGTTAGGCGTTTTCAAGCAGACATAAGTTTTTCTATGGTTGCGACAAGAAAAGAAATACAAAGTTATATTGACGAACTAATTATAAGCAAATTTTAAAATGAAGTTAGGATTAAATAACAACTTAGTTACTCCAAATGTTGGAGCTGTTGGCGCAGGATTTTCCTTAGATTCAATCAGTGATTTAGAGGCTTGGTATAAGTTTGATACCAATATAACATTGAATGGTTCTAATGTTTCTGAATGGGGAGATAGTAGTGGCAATGGTAATGATTTAACACAGAGTACAGCCTCTGACCAACCTGCTTATAACTCAGGAGACATACATTTTGACGAGACAAACGACAACATGGTTATGGACACAATGCTGACACTTACAGCTAGCGATGGATTTACGGTATTAGCTGTTATATCAACAGATGATGATAATATTAATAATCAAACACTATTTAGCGGAGCAGATAGTGTTGGAGCTGGTGCTGATAATGGAAGAAACTTTTTTAGGTACGACTTATCTTTATGGAGGTTTCGCCCAGAATCTGGTAGTGCTAGTCAACAAACAATAACCCACGATTTGGTTGATGGAGAAAAGTTTTTACTTACTTTAATCGGTAGCAACTCTAGTGGCACTTTTAATTTTGCAATTAGAGATAATGGAACTGCTATAGGTAATGCTGACTTACCATCATCTACAGGTTCAGACACGTTTAAGTTAAATGTAATAGGAGACCATAATCAAACAAATCAACTTTGGGATGGTAAAATTTCAGAGTTTGTTGTTTATAGTAACAACCTAACTGGAGCTGACCTGACAAACGCAGAAGATGATTTAATGACTAGACACGGACTATAATGAAATACTTTAGAGGAACACAGCAACAATGTTTAGATTTAGCTAGTGATATGGATGCGTTTTTTAAGTACCCAAATCTAAGCACCAAAACAACAACTACTAGTGAAGTACTAGAGATACCAAGTACATCTGAATACTGTATATGTGTACCTGATAGCTATCTTACTCAGATGACTAGTGAAGAGATAAAATCTCTATTAGAAGAAAGACCTTCTGAATTAGATTATAAGGAATAATAAAGATTATTTATAATGAATAAGTTTACAAAGTTTTTGTACGCACTACTTATAGCTATTGTCTTTACTGCATCTACGGTGTTTGGACAATGTCCTAACGGAACATATCTAGATATAGTTATTAATCCAGACCAATATCCAGAAGAAACTTCATGGGCTATATTAGACGACAACTTAGATACTATAGTTGCTGGCGGTCCTTATGATAATATAGTTGATTACTCACCACAAGTCACACAACTATGTGTGCCTAATGGTGATTACGAATTTGTAGTGAGTGATGGATACGGAGATGGTATGCAAGGTAGTTTGTGGGGCGGACAAGATGGCTCGTACTACTTAATAAGATGTAATGATACAATAGTTGAAATGGACTCAGCTAATTTTGGGTTTGCTTCTTATCATGAATTTACAGTAGAAGACTGTGCGCCTCCTCCACCTATATATGGTTGCATGGATAACAACTTTGTAGAGTTTTTACCAATAGCAACAGTAGATACAGGTATGTGCTTGACTCCCAGGGTGTTTGGATGCACTGACTCTTTAGCTTACAATTACGTAGACTCTGCTAATACCGACATACTAATAGATAGTTGTACACATATACTAGAGCTTACAGATTTAGCTGGTAACGGTTGGGCTGGAGCATACCTACAAGTGTTTCAAGGTAACAACTTTTTAGGTATATTTACTCTTGATGATGGTTTTGATACTACGTTTACATTTGAGTTAAGCATAACAGAGCCTATCAGTGTTAAGTTTAACATAACGCAACAGTCACAGTTTACATCAGTACAGTGCGGATATAGTGTATACTCTGAGGAGCATGTAGCTATTGACGCTCCAGGAGGATTTGCTAGTCCTCTAGTTCCTTTTGTAATAGTTAATGGAATGCCTTACTGTGGTGATGATTGTATAGAAAGAACTTATGGATGTATAGATAGTCTTGCGGTAAACTACAACGACACAGTAAATACAGATGACGGAAGCTGTTATTACAATCCAGGATGTACTAATCCTATATATTTAGAGTATGATGCTTCTTATGATTATGATGACGGCTCCTGCAACACTTTAGTGGTGCTAGGATGCATGGATAGTACAGCATATAATTACGACCCTTTAGCAAATGTAGAGATAGCTGGGTCTTGCGTACCCTACGTGTATGGATGCATGGATGTAACAATGTTTAACTATGACCCTTTAGCCACAGCGTCAGACACTTGCATATCTTATGTATATGGATGTACAGATGCTAGTATGTTTAATTATAATATACTTGCAAATACTGACAATGGTAGCTGCATACCATTTACATATGGTTGTACTGACTCAACACAATTTAATTACGACCCTGTAGCTAACACCGACAACGGCTCTTGTATTTCCTATGTATACGGATGTACTGAAGTTGTGGCTTTAAACTACAACCCACTAGCCAACACCAATGATGGTAGCTGCATTTATCCCGTTCCAGGATGCACCGACTCTACGGCTTTTAATTATGAACCTGCCGCCAATGTTGATGATGGTTCGTGTATAGCTGTAATTTTAGGATGCACAGATGCTACTGCATTTAACTACAATTTATTGGCTAACACTGATGATGGTTCTTGTACTCCTGTAATATTTGGATGTACAGACAACACTATGTTTAATTATGAACCTAACGCTAACACAGACAATGGAAGCTGTATACCATTTATTTATGGATGTACTGATACCACAGCTATTAACTACAATGCAATGGCTAACTATACGCCTGATAGCTCTTGGTGTATTTATCCTATGCCTGGGTGTACTGACGCAACCGCTATTAATTACAATCCGTCAGCTAACATGGAGGACTCTACTTGCTACTATTCTGCTGGCTGCAACGTTGGTGATATATATTATGTGCCTAACGAGTGTTTTGAATGGGTGATTGATGTTGACCCGTATTGCTGTGATAACACATGGGATGCGACATGTGAAGCTCTTTATGCTTATTGTGTAGATGGGTGGTCAGGTCCAACAGATATTTCAATGTATGAAAGGTCTGCACTTATACCATACCCTAACCCAACAAGAGACTACATAAACTTTACTGAAAAGGTAGATGTATTGGTGATAGACAACTTAGGTAGCAACCATGTTTACTATAAGAATACTAAAAGGATAAAACTAGATAAAGGAATAAACTACCTAAAGGTTACTAAAGACAAAGTAAACTTTACAACAATAATAATTGTTCAGTAACAATGGCTAACTATAAATACTACTACGATTACACTAGAAATATGGGGGATAATAAAAAAAAGATTGACTGTTCATGCGAGAGAAGTCTAAAAGAATGTATATGTTTGTATTCTGAAGCTGTTCAGATGAGATTGAAGGAGTGGGTTGAAACAAGGACTGCTCAAATGAGTGAGTGTGAAAAGTGTAGTGAAGGTCCTGACTTTGAAATATGGAGTGAGACCCTGCAAAAAATTAGATACTGTGAGGGATGTTGTTGCTGCCAAGATAATTGCGATTCTTATAATTGCTGTGACAACAAGTCAAATAATTGTTGCGATTTATAATGGATGAAGCACTAGCACAACAGTTTGCTATAGAAAGCATGGAGAATGGTTACCTTATTCTCACTGGTAAAGTTAATTTTAACGTAGAGTTAAGAAAATACTTTAGAGAAGGTCGTATACTACCAGTAAGTTTTGACCCTTCAGACGAGATAACAGAAGAAATAATTAGCAATCACATAGAACACTTTGCTCACTATGAGGAATACGAGAAGTGTGCTGAGCTAAAAGAATTATTAGACAATGAAGTTAAAAGTATTAAGATTTAGTTCAGAGGCAGACTCTACTTCTGGATTGCTATTTCAAGAGACAGACCTAGGAATGAGGTTTATGTGCTACACTCTTGAAGACGAGAGAAGAGTATTAAAAGTAAGGGGTGAAACCCGTGTGCCTGCTGGTACGTATAATATAGAACTAAGAAAAGAAGGAGGATTCCATGATAGATATACTAAGAAATACCCTGGCATACATCGTGGTATGTTGCATATCACTGACGTTCCTAACTTTGAGTATATCCTTATTCATACTGGAAACACTGACGAGCATACTGCTGGCTGTCTCATCGTGGGTGATGCACAAGAAAATAATCAACTACTTCCTGATGGATTCGTTGGTAAAAGTGTTAATGCGTACAAAAGGATTTATCCAGTCATTGCAAAAGCAATAGCTGATGGTGAAGAAGTTACAATAGAATATATAGATTTCGATTAGTTATGATACAGAATTTGTTAGGAGGAATATTAGGTAAGGTTGTAGATAATGCTGAGGGCATACTAGATGCTGTAATTACTACCGACAAGGAGCGTGAAGAGGCGAAGCTGCAACTAAGAAAGGTTTTGTTAGACGCTGAGAAAGAAGCGTTTGCAAAAGAAGTGGAAGACAGAAAGTCTGCAAGAGACATGTATAAAGATGATGCAATTATTCAAAAAGTATTAGCAACCTTGTTTACTGTTGCATACTTTGGTATTAGTTTTGTTATGTTTAATCATTTTGTTTTAGGAGATATAAACTTAGGAGAGTTTGAAATTAGTTTTATTTCCACTATCTTTGGAGCAATGTCAGCAAAGGTAAACACAATAGTAGACTTCTTCTTTGGAGGTTCTTCAAAAAAAGACAAGTAATGAAGGTTCTGCACGCTAACGGTCCCGTAGAAAACACCCACACTGTTGTTGGTCAGAGCGGTCTGACTTCACCTGTTAGTGCTGGAGGTGCCAGAATTGTTGTTGTTAGTTCTAATGCAAACGACACGTCTGCTGGAACTGGTGTTCGTGGGTTAACTCTTTCTGGATATGACGCTCTTGACTACGTGCAGGAGTCTGTGACAATGAATGGAACAGCAAATGTTACAACAACATCTAGTTTTGATGAGATAGTTGATGTATCTATTTCTGACAGTGGGGCTAATGGAATCGATGGTGACATAACAATAACTAACGGCTCCAATACACTAGCTAAAATAAAAGCTGACTACGGAAAGATTAATGATGCCTTTGTGTATTTAGTAAGAAGTCACAGGTTACATTCTATTTGCATATACGGAGACAGTACGGATAGCAACACTATATACGAAATAAGCATAGTGATTAATAGTGGTAAAAATGACACTGTAATTTCAACAATATATTGGGATACTGACAAGGATACTCACTCCTATCCTCTTGGCGGCATTGTTGTTAACGGCTCTACGACTATGTATGTTAGAGCTAAGAACTTAAAACACAGTGGTCCAGACAATGTTTCTGTAAAACTTTTTTATGAGGTATTTGATTCTAGGCTTGTTATTGACGATGAAACTTCGTTACCTATAGAAGACACACGAGCACAAACAGCAAGCTCATTTGGATTGAGCTCTTCTCACGGAGGAAGTGGGGGCTCATCATATTAAAAAATACAGCTGCTAGGGAGACAGCTTCTTAATTCTCCCTGTCCTTTTTTTGTTTTTTGTTTGCTGAGGGAGCCTATCACTAGATAGGCTTTCCTTTTTTGTTAATAATTTAGTATATTTGTAGCTATGAAATGTATGTGTCAACATAACAATCAAAGATACTCCAAGGCTCACAGCAAAAGCAGGAAGCTTAGGGTAACTCCAGACTTAATTATGTTGGTGAGTGCTAAACCTAAAATTAGAAAGAAATGATGTACGGTAAGAAGAAGAAGACGACTAAGAAAAAGACTACTAAAAAGTCTTACAAGTCTTCGGTTAAGAAAAAGTAAATGCCTAGGGTAGACAAGTCTAAAATGAAGTGCAACAAGGTCATGAAATCTACACGACCTGGTAAGAAGAAGATGGTTAAAGCATGTTCTGGTGGCAAAGAAAAGGTAATCCATTTCGGTGCTACAGGGTATGGTCATAACTATTCTAAGGCTGCACGTAAATCATTTAGAGCTAGACATAAGTGCGGCTCTGCAAATAATAAGCTTTCAGCTAAGTATTGGGCTTGTAAGCATTTATGGGCTGGACCAGGTGGCTCCACGAAGTCCTCTCCTAAGTCTAAAAAAGGAAAATACTAGATGTCTAAGAAGAGGGACCCAAAGGTAGGCACTGGTAAGAAGCCAAAGGGTAGTGGTAGAAGATTATATACAGACGAGAATCCAAAGGATACTGTTCGTATAAAGTTTGCAACACCTACTGACGCTAGGGCTACTGTAGCAAAGGTTAAGAGAATAAGAAAACCATTTGCTAGAAAGATACAGATACTAACTGTTGGTGAGCAGAGAGCTAAGGTTATGGGAAAGACCCAGGTAGTTAGTATATTTAAGAAGGGCAAGGAAGCCATTCGTAAAAAACACAATAAGAAAAAGTAATGGCTAAAGACGCTTGTTATCATAAAGTAAAAAAGAGATACAAAGTATTCCCATCAGCTTACGCTAGTGGGGCTATTGCTAAATGTCGTAAGGTGGGTGCTGCCAACTGGGGCAACTCAAAGACTACTAAGAATAAAAGAAAAAAGAAAAGAAAATAATGGCTAAGAAATTTAAAAAACACATGATGTATCATCCAAAGACTGGGGTTGGAGCTATGGCTAAGACAATGGATGACCATTTACGAATGAAGAGAATGGGGTATACTCACTCTGAGCCTAATAAGAAAATGACTAGGACTTCCAAGTCATCATACTAAAATATTTTAAATATGAAAAAGTTAAGTCCTAAACAAATGAAGATTGCTAAAGTAGCTCCTCCTTATACCGTGTTAAACGAGAAGGACTTAGCTATTCTTAGGGGTAAGAAAAAAAGAAAGAAAAAATAATATATAAAATAAACAACAATGGCAAGTAGATTAACGGCTGGAACATTAACGGTCACTATATCAGAAGGGTTGACAATAGCTCACTCTGACACAACAAATAATATCAAACACAATAAGACTGTAACAGCTTCGATTACAGGTGTTGCTAACATTAGCAGTAGAGTATACCAGCTAAAAGCTAGTACAACTCACACTTTAATATCCTTCGCATCAGACCCGACAAGTGGAAAGTTTGATACAGAGGATTTTAAGTATATGCGTATCACAAACTTAGACGACACTAACGCAGTAAACTTATGCTTTACTGACGCATCAGATGCAGCTATAGCTGTTCAGCTAAACCCTGGTCAAAGCTACCTTGTTACTGCTTTAAACATGGATGGAAATGCTAGTGGTTCAACCATAACTAGCTGCCCTCACTTTGTAGAGAATGCAGTTATAATAACTGGCGGAGCTGAAACTGATGTAGAAATAGTAGTAGCTACTGCTTAATAATGGCTGTTAGAAAAACAAAGAAAGGTCTAGCTCTTAAGCGTTGGTTCAAAGAAAAGTGGGTTGACGAAAAGGGTAATGCTTGTGGTTCTGCAAAGAATAAGAATACCAAGAAGTGCAGACCTAGTAAAAAGGTTTCTAAAGATACGCCTGTAACCTGGAAGGAGTTAAGTCCTGCGCAAAGGAGAAAGGCTATAGCTGATAAGAAAAGAACAGGAATGGGTAAGAGGGCTAAGTCTATACGTAGAAAATAACCTACAGTCTACCTACCTTTCCTCCCTTTCTTTTTATTATTCCCCCAAAACCAGTGTGTTCCTTTATGTACTCACCGTACTCCTTACACTTTTCACAGTAAGACTCTGGTGTAACGATGTTTCCATTAACAACCTTTATGGTTGTGTTTCTTACGGTTCTTATCTCACCGCATGCACATTTGAATTTAGCCATATCAATTTATTTTAGCACCAAATAACAACTATATTCGATGTGATTGTTTTCTTTTTATCCACTAGTATCCTGTTAGTAGTTTTAATATTTCTTCTATTGATTCGTGTCTATGGTTATCTGTCAACACAGTTTTGTAGACATAACTAGAATCTTTTATCTTAGCTATCTCATGTATAGCTGAGTAGTTAGAGTCCTTCAAATCTATCTGCTGTAAGTCACCACAGAATATCATCATTGAATCTTTACCTAATCTACCAAGAGCCATTCTTAGCTGAGACTTAGTTAAGTTCTGGAACTCATCTACTATAACGATAGAGTTATCAAATGTACGACCTCTAAAATGAGCGAGAGACACAAGCTCTATCTCTTCAGACTCCTCCATCTTCTCAAGCTTCTCTGGTTTATTATAAACCTTTCGCATGTTTGACTTGATTGGAACTAACCATGGTTCCATCTTTTCTTTTTCAGAACCAGGTAGAAATCCGTTATCCTCTGTGGATACAGTAGGTCTAGTTATAATAATCTTATTGTATTGACGTTTAAAGAATTGGTCTAGTGCAACCTGAACAGCTAGAAGTGTTTTACCACTACCAGCCCTACCAACCACGAAGTTAAAAGGGTGTTTAAGAATCTCTGCCTTTGCATTCTTCTGCTCCTCGGATAGCGTGATTGAAAACCTAACCGATGTTTTAGGTGGTGTCTTTGATTTGTTTGGTCTAGACATTTGTTGCGTGAATTAGATTGGCTACCATACCTTTATTGTTATTCCATATAAATCCCTCTGCACTAGGCACTCCTCCAATATAACCCTTCTCGAAATGCCAAGCGTCATTGCCAGACAGTGAGCGCAGTAATCTTACTACCACTCCCTTAAACTCTTGAGTTGACATCCACTTCATATCTTTCTTGTGATGGAAGTGACCTAGGTGAAACTCTCTATGTATTGTGTTAGCCCACATCTCAGGAACTTCTTGAGCCATAATCAGTGGTAGCTCTACAAGCTTCTCTTTATCTCCGTGACAAAGACCTATTAGGTTTTGACCGTACATATAATACTTCCTAGTCCTAGGTGAATTATCCACGGTAACCTGAGGGTTGTTGTGGAACCAACCCTCCAAAGAATCTCCTAAAAAGAAGCACTTTGTTTTGTCATGGTTACCTGGTATAATAGGAACATCCACAGGTGCTATCTCTGATAAGCTAAGTATAACATCAGATATGACCTTGCGAACAGTCCTAAAAGTTTTCTGCCACCTAGCATCCTCATGTTGAGGTGTGCCAGCAGTTGTGCTAGAGAATGGGTAATCCTTATCGGAGTTAAATAAATCATTACCAGTTGGTAGTAATATTCTTTCTATAGGAAAACCTTTAGACTTTTGTAACAATCCTTCTACAGCTTCGTATACTCTATCAGAAGCAATCTTAAGGTCGTAGTTGTCTGAAGACTCTTCGTGCCAAGCAAGCTTGCCGAAGTGAACATCAAAAAGGTTTATCTCAAGTAGATTTCTATCCTTACTATTAAAGTTGTATTTGATAGTTTTAAACTTAGGAGCGTATGACTTAACCTCTTCTATAATATCTTTTCTAATATCCTCAATGGTTACCTCATCCTCTTTCTTTTTCTTAAACCAAACCTTAACTTGTATGAGCGGTGTTGGATTACCCTCCACAGTAGTCTCCCACTTATTAAAGGTCCATCTTTCTACATCCCAAAGATTCATATCTACCTTAGAAAAAGCAATAGCATCCTCAAGGGTTTCTATTCTAACAGTAGTGGTGTATTCTACAGAGGCTTTAGATTGAGCCTCATCCCATCTGTAAGACTCTTGGTCCAGACCTTCTTTAATAATTCTAGATGCGTGTCTTCTTAAATTTCTTTTTTGAGAATCTTTAAGGTTGTACATTTCAATAAGCCTGTCTGCAATCTCAGTGTAATTCAATCCCTCATTCCACAGCTTAAGTATTACGGAGTTGTAATCGCTGGTATTCATTTTATTTTTGATTTGATTAGTTCGATAGTTTTATCCACCTCTTTTCTGTTAGATGGAATGTATATGTCGTATATATTACCATCATCAACAAGCTTTTTAAAAAATAATTTAAACCTCATGTTAAACTCTGGTGTCCTTAGACCTTTTGTTTCGATAATAAATCTGTGCTTTTCAGATATGAAGTCTGGAGTGTAGGATATGTTCCTAACGTTACCAGTCTTTTTCTTGTAAACCTTAACACCCTTCTCTCTACCTTTATCATAAACGTCTCCAGGATAATTAAACTTTTCTACCAGCTCGAACTTCCTACCCTCGTAGTCTGCTTTTACTTTTGCTTTCTTTAATTGCTGGTAGCAGTAAGCCTCAAGTCCAGATGCAAACTTGATGCCATCAATCGTTGTTACCTTAGCATTGGTGTTCTTCTTTCCTTTCTTCCTCTTGAATTTTAACCTCATCAATATAAAAGCTAGACTTAAACTTATGCTTCGGAATCAAGACTATTTGGGTTGTGTTTGAGTCACCTCCCATCACTACTCTCATTTCCGAAATGTTATCTTTGATTAAACTTTTTAGCTCGGATGTTTTAATCACCCACATATTATCTTCGGGCAAGTTACGAAAATAATATATAAACACATCTGCCTTAGTAACAGAAATGCCACTAGGCTTATTGTTGTGTCTAATCTCTACAGCTATGTTGCCCGTATCACTACCTTCTTTAACGTAGTAATCAGTCTTAACTTCAAAGGTTTTCTTTTCGTCAGTGTCTCTCTTGCTCATTAATATATCAAACCTGTTGTCATCGTTATAACCAATGAACTTCATGTTGTGACCAAGCATAAGATATAGGGCAACAATTTTCTCACCCTCTTCACCAAGAAGAAGGTCTTTGTCGAAGTCGTAGTTAGCCATTAGTGCTCGTCAAAGTATTCTCTAATCTCAGCTCTCAACCCCTCTTCCCACTGAGGAACAAGCATAGACTCAAGCTTCTGAGCAGCTATCCTCCTGTTGTTTTTCTTTAACAGATATAAGTCGTAGTAAGCCAAAGATTCTGAAAACAAAGCCTTCATATCTTGTGAGTCGTAATCATACGAGCCATCCTCTATGTGTTTGATTACTGTTTTTAAAATCTTAACTGTCTGTGTTTTTAAATTACCTTTTTTCATAACTAAAATTATTTATTGTATTTACTTAACCAATCATCGTAATCCATGGGTGACATGAAATTCTTCATGCAGCCAACACGGTAAGATGAGTAAGCTATAGCTATCTCTTTTGCGTAGCTTTTCTTAGACTCCTCACAGTTTGACACGGCACCCTTAACGATGTACTTTAATCTTTCTTTTGTTAGTTTTTTGTATTCACTCATAACATCCACTCTCTTATTTGTTCTCTCATCAAATCATTCTCTCCTTTGAGTCTGTTGTTCTCAACGGTCAACTCAAGGCTGGTTCTGTGCGTTTTAGATGACTCTATATTAACCATCTCTGCTCGATGAAATAGCTGGTCCATCACGTACATGATATGATTTAAACTGTCTATTGTTTTCTCTAGTGTTTGCACTCTTTTTTCGCTGATGTTGTCCCTGGTTTGCTCCAGTTTGTCCTCAACATCTACCCTCAAAGATAACAAATGTCCGTAACATACAACCTTTTCAAACATAATATTCATAATTAAAATAGTTTTTTCTGTTCAACTTCCTTTGATTTAGCGTAAGATATATCCTGCGTAATTGAGTCAATCTCGTAGTATCTATTTGTCTTCCAGTCATAGAATATTTTTACTTGACCAAGCTTACCAATGCCCTTAGGCTTTGATTTTCTAACGGATATTATAACAGCATTCTCCTCGTAGGGAACACCTGTCTCATCAGGTAGATTGGCTGGAGGTCTGTAAACTAAAATTATCTGTTGACCTAATCTAAAATAATTCTGACCCCCAGCTATCTCCCTTGGGTGTGCTGGCGGAAACCAGGATACACCATTTGTTATTATAGGTTTTTGTGATATGACGTGCGCTACAACTATGTTGTGTCTGTTATTTTTCAACGCATCATTGTTAACAACTTTTAGTGCGTGTGAAATCCACTTGTCCTCCCTACCTCCAAAACTATTTAGGTCCTGATTCAAAAGCCCCATGTGGTCTATCACACTGTTGTTTATCTTTATGTTATACTCTGACTCTATAGACTCAATACTACCAAAGAAGTCTTCGACAGTTATACCCTCGTAGTCTTCAGCTATAAAGAAGTGCTTGTCTAAGAAGTCTTTAGCATTCTCAAACATCCTTTCATTTATAGAATACTCAGAGTCATTAAATATGTTTCTCTTCTTACAGAACACAGCCATTACCTCTGCTGCAATCCTCTCTTTACTACCAGTCTCTGGGCTGTATATAGCGTGCTTCTGTCCGTAGTATTCTGATAGGTTTACAAGAACCTCAAAAGTAAACTGAGACTTGCCAGAATAAGGTGCTCCATATATTATTGTTGTGCACCCCTCCTTGAAAGATATGTAATCATCTAGGCTTTGGAAGCCATGATACACACCCTTCTCTTCACCGTACTCTCTTAGATTATCTATGTCATCAAAGAATGTAGATGGTTTCTTAAATATGTTTCTAGTTGCCAAAGTTAAATATATTATTAGTGCTTACTGATTCCTTTTTGTTTCCGCCAAAATTGTTAGACTTCCATCTGTTAAGCCTAGACTTAGTGCTCCAAGTCTTTTGCTTTTCAAATCTCATCTTAGTGTCGTTGTCTCCGTGCTCAGTCCAGTATTCGTAGAAGCTTTTAAGCATATCTCTACCGAACTCTTCTACAAAGGGACTAAGTGATTCTCCAAACGCAAGCTTCCTATCTTCAATAGACACAGCTTTTGTTTTCTTGGTTTCTTTTTTAGTCGGACTATCCGACTTAGGTTTTGATTTAGGCTTCGACCATCTAGCCTTTGCCGCTCTCTTTGCTCTATCAACATTGCTTCTACTCTTCTCCATCCTCTTAGATAAGCTTTCGGACCATATGGATTCACCATCAGTAACAAAAAGCTCATACTCCTCGCAGCAAGATTTAATGAAGTGATTCATTTGCTCAACATCAACCATAGCTTTGGATGAAAGAGCTCTTACATATGATTCTTTTAGTGGTAGAGAACAACTCTTCTGAGACGCTAGAGCTTCACATATAACCCAGAACATACCGTATCCAGACACACCAAATTCATACATCATTGTTTGAATCTTGAAGTCATTGATTGCATTTATGTCGTGAGCAAAATAAGGTTGTACTAAACTCATTTTTTTTGTTTTAAAAACGGTATGCCCGTTCTCTGATTAATTATAATTCTTTTATTAGTAGGCAGGTCTATTTCTTTATAGCCTTCTTGAAGTTCTTTTCTGAATATGCGCATTGGCACTCCAGACTTAGACATCTTTTCTTGAAGTATTAAACCTTTGTATCTCATTTGAAAAAAAGAGGGGGTGTCATTACAACACCTCCCTCTAACTAACTAAAAAACAATTAGAATGGTAAGTCTCCATCGTTACCAGCAGTTGCTGGAGCTGGAGCAGGACCATCACTGAAAACAAACTCTTTACCATTTCCTAAGTAAACCTTAGGAGATTTAGCTTCTCTCTCTTCTTTTGTCTGAGAGATTGCAACATAGTGAGTGTTACCAAACTGGTCTTCACCATTTCTGTTTGCACCCACGGTAAGGTTTAGATACTTACCTTTCTTACCTGCAATGATTTTTGATTTGTCGATTTTGTCTAAGTTAATAGACACATTAATGATTGAACTCATAATAAAAATAATTAATTAATTGATTACTGTAATCCTTTTAAAACTCTGTAGTATTCACGGGCAACTACTAAACCCTTTGGTGTAAGATAGTAAGGGAACGCACCGTTGTTTAACTTGTACCCTTGCTTTCTTTTTACTAATCTTTTTTCTATTAGCTGCGATATGTGTTGTCTGCTTCTATTTATTCCTTTGTCAAACTCTTTGTTAAACTTCTGAACACTGAAGACTCCGTAGTGATAACACCATAGAACAACATCTAAGTCTGTCCTTGTTATCTTCTTACTTCTTCTTAGGTGGACTATCGCTTTACCATGATGCTTGAGATTGATGAAGTATTTCTTCTTGTTCTCTAGCATTCAAAGTAATTTTTACTACTCTTTAAAAACTGTTTCATTCTAAGAACTTGATGCTGAGCTTTTTCTTTCTCGCTCTTTTCGTATCTAAACTTCTCAGAAAGAATGGAGTTTCTAATCATAAGCCTATCAACTATGGAGCGGTGACCGAACTCTGGTTCAGCCAAAGACTTTCCAACATAACAGCAGTCGTTATACTTCTGTCTATAGTTTAGGTCTGTAGAAACATAAGCATCATGCTTCTTTAAATAATGTATAGACATACTATGGTCTCTATTAATCATACTACCAATAGACTCAAGGCTCTCGTTTGTTGACTCCCTAGCTATAGCGGTGTATATACACCTAGCGTCAACTATAAAAGACTTTCTCTTCCTTGAGACCATATGCTCCTTTGGAACACCTAATGTCTTAGACACCTCATCTAATATAAAGTTAAGGTTGTCTATATTGTTGACGTAAGTGTCGTGCTCATCTCTATTTCTCATTTTGTTTACATTTAAATTTATCTACCCAGGATTGTCTTATGAACATTCCTATAAAAATACCAATGATTAATGCGGTTAACATTACAGAACGCCCTGTATGTAGTAATCTTCTACATCATTAGATTGCTCAACGAAGTATTCAAAGTACATCTGCAAGAGTCTCTTATATTCCTGCCTTCCAGACTCGATGAACTCTGGAGAGCACTCGTAAACAGCCACCCTGTAGGGGGCTTCTTTCTCTACACAAATAAATGTAAAGTTCTCAACACCAAAACCATCGCAGTAGAACGCAGCTTGTCTGTTGTATCCGTACTTGTAGCATGAGTTTCTGAAGGAGTGAGGGTCAATGTTGGCTGTTGTTTTAATATCTATTATCCCATTAGGATTTAAAACGTCAGCTTTTCCCTTGCATTTTACAAAGGTGTCTCCATCTACCCAGCAGTTTGCTACCTCTTTCAGTCCATCTGCAATAAGGTCAACAGCATCATCGTTATTAAAGAAGCTGCTAACTACACCCTTGATAGATTCAAAATCTCTTATAGATAATATCGTCTTGTCTGAGTTTTTAGATTTAAACTCATCCCACTTCTTGCCATACTTCCTACCTTCAAAACAAACTATATCGTTTTCAGAAACTTTCTCTGGTTCTAGTATGTATTGATGAACTAACCTGCCAATCTCCAGTGCTGAGGAGCTGTCTCCATCTCCATCATAATACATCTGAAGATGTTGAGGTGACCTGTTGAGGTATCCTAACTGAGAGTTTGTAACATACTCTCTATCAGCGTAATACTCTTGGTCTGTCTTAAACTTTACTAACTCCACTTTTATCTAACTTTTTTAATGTATTAATCTCATCAACTATAAACTCAAACATCTCTTGAGGTTTAAGATTTATTTCTGGAGTGCTTTGACATAAGTCAATGATTTCTTGTACAGTAAACCTGTTTGGTTCAAGTATCTTTTGACTAAATGTTTGGTGAGCAATACCTATTTGTCTAGCTTTTGCTGTCTTCCTAACTCCGTGATAACGAAGTATCTTTGGTAATTCACTTATATATTTCATGATAACGCTTTATTTAATTTATCTTTCTGTGCTTTTGTCATTGTGTAAGACGACATTCTACTTTTAACAACATCAACCTTACCCTCTTTGATTGCACCCATCATAGCTGTCATAACTTCTTGAGTCATCTTTACTTTAGCAGTCGGACTATCCGACTTAGGTTTACTGTTAGAGTTTCCGTGAGTGTTTGTAGCATCAGCATCTTTGGTATCATCAATTAAGAACAAGCCATTAAGTGCGTACTTTCTGGCGTAAGAAGATGAAGCTCCGAATGACTGAGCAATATCCATACCCTTTCTGTTTACATCAATACCAGCTTGTGCTGTTGAAGTAATGTCACTGGCACCATCAGTGATTGTGACTGTTGCCTCAACAAATGGCATACCACAAACCTCCTTGACATTATCAATAATAGTCATTGCTAGTCCGCTTGATTTTAATAGTGGTTTAACAGCTTCAAGAATATCCTCTTGATTTCTGTAGGAGTACCTACCAAATTTGTTGTACTGATTTTTAGGAGCCTTAAGTTCTTGCTGAACTTGCATAAGTTTCCCAATGAATTTTTTGTTTGCTTCCATAAAATAAAATTTAACTTGTTTAATTTTGCTTTACAAATATATAAATATACTTCAATAATAGCATACCCTATGTTTAAAAGTTATTAACAATTAAGATTATCTCATCCCCCTCTGAACCGCAGGCGACCAAGCCACTTTAATAATAATTAAAAAAATACAGAAGGGGATAAAGACAACCACTCTACTCCTCAAGTAGAGTTGTTCAATGCTATAAGAACGTTTTTAGGTGCTTACACGCACAGCTTTGTGCACCTCCGTGTGTTAATCTTCCCTAAACCCAGCAACTCTGGGTAAAAAATGTTTATCGCTACTCATTAGACCACCAATGTCATGCTGAAAAGTTTGAGATATTATAGTAGCTACTCCCTTTTCCTTGCAATACTTTTCAAAAGCTATAAAGTCATCAAGGGTTTCTTCATCACACTCAGCTAACGCAACCTCAATGTTTTCGTGATAGTTTTTTGAGTAGTATATTCTAGGACAGTACTCGGAAAATAGAACCCTGACCTCGTCAAGTTTCTTTATAAATTCTTTTGTAATCATAACTTATACTGACCTAATAGTAGTATAGTTGGAACCCACAATCCAACATAGATAGCTGATTGTCTGCCCCCAAAGAACCACATTGATACTGATAGTATTAAACTTGCCATTGCAAGTATTAAGAAAATTTTTCTAGTGTTTAACATTTTATTTATCTTTTAATTTGATTACACCTTCTTCTATCAATAGCTTTAGCACCATTTGTGCTGAGTGGTTATGGTCGTAACCCATTACTATATCATCTACATAAATCTCATTACCCTCTAACCTAAAGTTGTAGTCCTCTAGGTCGTAAGCATCAGGGTTGTTGTCATACAGGTCTTCTAGCCTGTCTTGTATTGTTTCCCACAACTTATCATATTGTTCTGGTGTAATTTTGTTTGCCATCAGTTTGTCCATAATGTTTTGTAGTTTAGTTTTAACTTTTATTGTTGCTTCTTTTAATTTACCTATCGTATTCTTTTCTAATTTGTCTAGGAGATACGCCTCCCTAGTTGATAATTGAAATTTAATTTTCATAAGTTTCCTCCTGTTTTATTAATTAATATTATAAGTGTCCTCCATTTTTATCTTCAGATTCATATCTCCATTCACTTTCCGCAAGTGTATCTGTCATACCACCATAATCATGTACACCAGAGCCATACTCAAGGTTAGCTTCACCCATGGCTTTATCTATCTTATCTACATATAAGTTCTCATTGCACACAAGATAATTTTGCAAATCCTTAACATCATTAGGCACTTCTACCTCTACTTCTGCGTACTTGTGGTACACACTTCTTTGCATAATTTTAACTTTCATAATACTCTGATTTATCGTTAGTTATATCTAATGTATTCTCTAGTAGTGTTTCTACTTCATCATATCTCTCGTTGTAGAAATCTTGTGCTTCATCAGTAAAAATAAATCTAGTGTGATTATCTAAATCATTTTTAATCTCTCTATATGGCTCGTTAAAAGTTATCTCTGTCATCTGTGTAGTTATTTCATCAATAAACTCCATCCACTTGTCGTTTGGTATTCTGTGTTTACTCATAATTAACAATATATTTCGTTAGGCATATTCTGTTGTAGGTCATCAATCTTTTTGCAATGCTCTACATACTTCCAACACTCTGATAGAGTTTTGTATGTGTACTCCCAGTCTTTATCAACTTCTGCTTCTTCCATTTCTTCTGATGCGCCAAGCCATTGGTAGTACATGGTGTCGTTGTAATCTCCTCCAGATTGATTTGTAAAAGCATCTGCAATCTTGTTGTAAACCTCTATACATTTTTCTCTAGTCATAATATTTAATTTAGTTAGTTATTTACTGGTCGGATAATCCGACTTATGTTTCCTATCTAATTCATCTCCTAATGCTTTTCTAATCTTTGAGATTTTACTCCTAAGCATTTTGTTTTCTTTTATTAGTTCGGAGTTATACCCCTCTATTAACTCGGCTACCTCAAGAATCCAAATCTTATGCGTGATAAGTTTCCAGTTACCTTCATGTATGTAGGACTTTGCCTTTTCTTTTAAGTAATTTATTACATTCATATATTTATATATTTATAGCATATGCTAGTAGTATATGCTTGTAGCATATGCTTGAGCATTAACCTATTGATTCTGAGATACTTACACCCTTAATATAAACCTCCTCCCTGTGTGGTTTAAACCTTTCTGGTGGTGATGGTGGGTAGTCAAATCCAAACTGCAACTGAAAGCCGATGTCTGTATTTATTACCTTTGGTATTTTTAAATGTCTTGTTTCTACGTTACCTTCTTCTTCGTAGAAAACTATCTTCTGTGTTTTTCTTATTCCTCCCATTTTTAATCTATATAAAATTGTACTTCTTTGTGATAAGTGTTTTGCATAGCTTCAATCAACGACCTTCCGTTAGCTGTGTGAAATCCGTAGCTATGTGTATGCAACGCATCTATTGGTTTGTTTTCTAATAGCAGTTGCATTAGTGCGAATGAGTCGTATTCAACCTCATTACTCACATGATTGATAGCTTCAGCTAAAGCTATGCAGTTGTGTCTAGGTTCAGAGTTTAGCTCCTCCCTAATGTAGTTTTCAATTTGTTGTCCAGTCATTTTAGTATTTATTATAGTCGGATAGTCCGACTGTTAGTAATTAGTTTTAATCTTTCTAAACCTCTCCCACGTAGAACTTTGCAGTAGTACGGGGCTAATACCTATCTGATTAGCTGTATACTTGTAGCAGTCCTCCAGAAATCTGTACTGAACTTTGGTTATACCTGCGTAATCTTCTTCTCTAACCCACCTGCGTAGTGCTACGGATAGAGCGTGTCTATCTATCGTAACTTTGTCTGCTTTGTGTGGGTGTAGGATGTTCTCAAAGAATGATATAATCTTGTTACCCTTCAGTATATCTTTGATACATTCCTCGTTACCATCGCACTGAAGTATCTGTTCTGCTTTGGTTTGGAAAGTTTTCATGTGCTTACCATCCCCTGTTTCTAGGAATGATATGGCGCATTGCTTGTTATTGTTCCAAGTTTTCATAGGACTTAGTGCTGATATGATGCCACAAGATGATGTGTGTGGTATGTCGTAATCATCTGATAGCTTCTGCGCAAACTTGTTAGCCTCTGCATACCAATCATATCTGTCGGATTTGTCCGACTGATTGTAGAAGTGAATAATGTTATTCTTAACTTTTGTCCTCGTTAGAATTTGTCCCTTGAATTGTTGCTTCTTCTTCATAATAATTATATTTCAAAAGGTCTTACCTCTAGTTGTATTCTTATGTATTCATTTCCGTTCTCATCTGTATCTATATCTGCTAGTGAGCAATTCCACATACTATTTGATGACAGGTGACGTTGTAGCCACATTGTATCTTGCTCATATATATCATATAGAACCTCAAGCGCAGGTACTTCAAAGCTACATAAATCATTTCCATTGTAATCTTCTATAAATATCTTCATTACTCTTGTGTTTATAATTCATACTTAATTTCTGCGTATTTTTCACGCTGATTTTCTTCGTATTCGTGTTGCTCTATCATTGAGTAACAGCTATCATCTTCCTCGCATTCAGAACAAATCATACACTCGTCAGCGTGTTCTTTACACTCTCCACAAATGTCTGTATGTCCCCAAAATCTAGCACCACAACAACTACTTATACCTGCTGGTTCTTGTTCTGCACCACAACAGCTGGTAACCTCATCAGAAGTCCACCCATCATCTTGAGGGTTGGATAGTTTGTAGTTATCGTATGTCATATCTATTGCTTGTTGTAGTCGGATGGTCCGACCCGTTTACTTTTTCTTGAAACAATTCCACTATGGCACTAGCTTGCATTCTAGCGTATGTTTCCTGTTGCGTGTATGTACCTGCTCTTTGTGGGCTTGGTAGCTTACAAGTTAAATCGGCTGAATCTTCTTGACTGAAAACGTATGTGTCCTGTCCCATAAGTATTGCCCTAGTAATCTTCTGTGTTAATTCGTACTTATTCATCTTTAGTGTATAATTAAATTGTAAATAATTAGTCCTACCATTGACACAACACCCACGTATAACACTAGGTATTCTATCAACTCTACCATTGCTTTCTTTTTATTTTTCATATGATTATTGTTTAATATGGTCGGATTGTCCGACCTTGTTTTCCTGATATTAGTGTAATGTAATTTCTACTGTGTAATTATCCGAACTAGAATCCATTATCATTGTGTAACTAATCTCGTACCAATCTTGTTCTTCGTTCCACTTGCACTCAAAGTTGTCAATAAAGGTATACATATGAATTGCTTTGATGCTTTTTATTACCTCGCTGAATGATAGCTTGGAGTTGCGCCCACTCATAAAGCATAACCTCGCGCCATCATCTGTTACTCTTACTGAAAAGAAATCATCTAGTGTTACTATCGTGTCTTCCAATAACGAACCCAAGTTCTCAAGCTTTTCTAATTTTGTCATAATAAATTTAGTTTAGTTACAGACTAGACAATCACATCTCTCTTGATGCAGTTGGTAGTATGCCCATCAATACTATCTATTCCTGTACCATCTACGGATAGCTTTACATGGATGCAAGCATAATCTACTGATTGTTATTGTCTAGTTTCAACCTTTAAGGTCTCATCAGTATAACTTGTGTATTTTATGGTCGGATTGTCCGACCTATTTGTACTCTGGTGGTATCCTGCCCTCACAAAAATTATTATCGCATTCATCGGTATCCTCGTTGAGGTACCCCATGCAGTGAGGACACTTGTCGGACATAAATTCCTCTCGCTCTTTTTGATAGGTTTCGTTTTCGAATTTCTCTAATTCTTGATTTTCCATATTAATATAAACCTAGTTACAGAATGTATGTAAAGTATATAGTGCGAATATGAATACTGCGCCAGCAATAACGCAAGCGCATACAGAATAGATTAAAATCTTTGCTATCGGTAGTATTGTCTTCATGAGTAATATAATTTTAGTTACAGACAAGGAATACTCTGTACTTCTTCCTTGTTTCGGACTTCCATCCTCATCAGTGTAACATGGTCGGATAGTCCGACTACGCCATTTCAGGAGTAAGACACTTTGCAAGTGCCTCCCCAATAATAGCGAACTCATCCTTTGTAAGAGTGCAGTCATCCGATTCAACCAGCTTGATGATTTGCTCTAGCGTATCAACCTCCTTAACTTTCGGCTTGTGGTCGGTGATGTAGTATTCCTTGGTAGCTTTATCTATTACCATCTTTAGTGGTGTACCATCCCATTCCTTGTGGGTAGTTACTTTGCGTATCGTTCTGGTTAGCGTATCTACGAATTTGTTGCCTTTAGCTCCAGCTTTAGCGTAGCTTTCAGTAGCCAATTCGCATAGTGATTTGCCATCTTCACCTATCAAGGATTGCTTGATTAGTTCAGTTACTTTTGCGCCGTTACGAATAGACGATGTGATTGCAGTTTTTAACTGCGATTTGAAATTGCTCATTGTATTGAATTTAGTTAGTTAGATAGTGGAAAGGGTATCGCTCCCTTGTGTATGTTGGTACGACAAGTCGGATAGTCCGACCTCCAACAACGAATAGATTACACCTAGTCATCTAGTCCACCTAGTTCCTTGCTAATTATAGACCATCTCCATTGGTCTGCTCCCTTGCAGTAAGGTAGCTATCGTTTACACCTATGCCTTAAAACGATAAAAAATTACGGGCATTTTTTGTACTCGCCAGAGTTCAGCCCTAGTTTCCAACCTAGCGTACCTCTCCCAATGACGTCTTATGTGTTCCAATATACAGTTATCTAGTAATTACTGAGTCAGATAATGTACTCACTTGCGTGACCTTTTATGTTTTTTGCTGGTGCAAAGATAAGACAAATTTTTGAAACTACCAAACATATTTTGAAAAAACTTTCACTTTACTCCAGCGTTACTCTAGGCGTTCTCGGTTCTATCCCTACTCCCGTAGGTAGGTACTAACCTAGTGCTGTTTCTAGTGAGTCGGAAAATCCGACCTTCTCTAGTGGTAATCAAGATGTCAATCTAGTGCAGTCCATGAGGTCGTTCCCTCAATTGCTGGTGCAAATATCGGAATTTATTTTTAACTACCAAACAAAAAACGTAAAAAGATTAAAAAAACTTTATAAGTTGTTGAAAGCCAACAAGTTACAAAGGTAGATTTTTTACTGGTATCTAGTGCCGTATCTGGTGAGGGGTGTATTGTGCCGTCTGTCTGTCTATCTAGGCGTACTCTAGTGGCGTGTAAAGGCATATCTTTTTGCAAAGGTAGTATCTACTAGTTCCATTGTTGTGCGTGCGTGTGCGCGCCCCTATGCGTGTCATGTGCATGCGCCCATCATGTGTGTGCGTGTGTGTACGTGAGCGCAAGCGTGTATGTGCGTGCCTATGTGCGTGCGTGCATACGTGGGTACACGGGTACAGGTATCGGGTTTCTGTTATGCGTTGTACGTGTGTATATATATATATAATGCCAAATCTCTGTACGTGCCGCCCTTTTTTACCTACTTACAACATATATATTATATAGTATATATTATATATATATGTCGCAAAATGCTAAAATGCTACCTAGAAGCCCCGTAACTTATTGACTCATAGAATCTTAATGCTCGAGCATATGCTAATAGCAATGCTACGTGCATATGCTATATATAAATAGATATATGAATCTTATTAACATCTGTCATTTGAGTAGTATATTTTATTAATTTTGGAGTATATTAATTTAATACAATTTATTATGTCAAACAAAGTAGACTTCACACAAGCTAAGCCATTAGAGCTAGACAAGAATGCTGAGATTAAAAAAATGCAAGCTGCCGCTTTGATGCAGAAGCGTGCTGAAAGAAAGGCTTTGCGTATTGACTGCCTACACTTAGTTGTTTCTGGTGGTTATGCTAAGAACTCTAAGGAAGCTATCAGAGAAGCTAAAGAACTAGTATCTTTCGTTACTAGTGAGTAATATTATTTTTCTTATTGGCGAGGCTGGTAGCGGTAAGGATACCGTTGCCAAGCTTCTTGCTAAGGATGGGTATAAGAGAATTGCTTTTGCTGATAAGCTTAAAGAAGAATACTACTCTGACTTAGGAATAACTTACTGTGCTGAAGAGGAAGATAGAGAGTTTAAGGAAAAGCATAGACAAGGCTTGATTGATTACGGTGAGGCTAAGAGAATATCTAAGGGTCTAAACTACTGGATTAATAAAGCCTTTGATGATTACTGGAATGAGGGTCTATTTGTTTTAAAAGATAGCACACCTAACTTAGTAGTTACAGATGTTAGGAGATGTAAAGAGGTAGAATTTGTTTTATCTATGAAGCTTTTTTCTAATGCTAACGTATTCTTTTACCATGTTGATAGGTTGGTTTACGATAATGACGAGCTAACTATGAAGGCTTTAAGAAGGGCGGTAAAGACTAGGGGGTTGCTAGATGGTATAATAGATAATAACGGAACCCTTAAAGAACTAAAAGAAGATGTTAGACAAATTAGTAGAAAGATTGAACGGGAATCTAGACGATTCACAAAGAATAGAACTAATCATCAGATTACTATCCACGATGTACTCGGAGAACTTGGACTTTGATTTTGGTCTTATGATTTCCATAGACCAAACTATAAACGACAAGCTAGATTTTGACGGGTATGTTTTCTGTACAGCAATGGAAGCCGCTAAGTTTTCGTCACTACAGGATAAGTTATATAACCTTTACCTAGAGCACCACGGTGTAGATGGGGAAGGATTAATAGATGAAGTTATTAAAATTATAAATAAAAATAAAAATGGAGAAGACAAGAGCACTGATTCGTAAGATTACTAAAGGTGATTTCAAACAAGGACTGTCTTACGCTATAGGTCAAAAGATGAGAACTCCTGCTGGAGACATAGAGGTTGTTGATATTATTATTGACAGTCAGTGGCAAGAGACTTACGGCAAGATTAGATACAACGTATATGTTGAGGTTGGAGGAATGATTAGAATATGGAAGTCATTCCCTGAGCACGATGTTACTTTAGAATATGATTTATCTATAGAGACCTATGCAAATTAAAGAGAAGTACGAAAACTTTACGCCAGTAGGTAACGAGATATATATTAGTTTAGAAAAAGAAACTAA